ATGCACGTCCACTTCGACCTGAAGAACAACCGCTGCGTCTTCGAGTTACAGGGCGAGACCCACAACCTCGTCACGCGCGATGAGACCACGGGGCCGTTCTGGACGTATACGTTCGCGTCGTGTACCGATAACGAACAGAACCAGTACAGCGTGACCTGGAAGTCGTGGAATAATCACGAGCAATTTGTCGAAGTCCAGGTATTTGACCGAGACGCCAAGGTTCCATGGAGGACATTGGTTAGCTGGTCGTACGTCGCGAATCCGCAGGCAGGGACGTCTCAGACGCGCAAAATCAAGCACAGGGGCGCGGAGGGCAGTGTGAGCGTGACCGGGTCGCCAATCGGCGACTGGAGTAGTAGTCGTACCTGTTGGTAGCAAGAAAAGTAGGTATGTCCCGGGACGAATGAAAGGTCTGTATTTAGGGGTTGGTGTGTCCAGTATATTCATGTCAACATCAGGAAATGAATCGGATGACGGTTGGGGTACTGACGACGACTGGGCTCAGTTGGCAGACGAGCTCGAGGCCCCACCGGCACCCGCTCGTGCGCCAAAGCGTGCCCATGTCCCGCGGACAGCCTCTGGAGACGCCCGGAAACTTGATTTTTGTACAGACACAACACCGGATAAGGTGGTGACTGCGCTGGAGAACCGGGAGATGTACAAGGACGCGAGGACATTTACAAATCTGATAAATTTCTTAGTCTTTCGGAAGTCGAACGACGGCAAACTGATATGGAAATCGTTGAAGCCGTACCACGCGAATTTGTTGGCCTATCAGGTCGCCGCAGGCCTCCAGACAAAGACGCTGACAGATGTGCGGATGATTCGTGCCTGTTACACTACCATTGTCCGTATAATGGAGTCTCATGTGCCGGAGGGGCACGCTGTGTATACACAGTGGGTTGGTCGCGAGTCTGTCGAGGAGTTTACGAACATTGCCATTATCTTCGAATTTTTGCGGAAACACGACGACGAGATAGCACGGACGGCAGGGCCAGGCAAGCTTCCCCAGTGAACATACTTGTTTGAGTTTGTCCGGTATAAAAGCGCTGAGAATTGTAGAAATGCCTTATCGTCAACATACTGCAAAGAAGGTCGACGGACTGTCCGATGAAATCGTCAAAGTGGAGTGTGAAAAGTCTGGGACTGTATATTTCGAACACGTACGTACTAAAACGCGCGGGTGGACTAAATCCGAAGTTAGAGTTCAAAAATAAGTATTTCTTATCGAGTACCTTGACCGTAATAGTTTTATTTAGGATGGTGCCTCTGTTGTTGTTTTATTTGTTGTTGGGCTTTAATTTTGCCTTTCCGTCCGTTGCGATGCGCTACTGGATGATGGACACTGTGAAGGTGACCCCCGCGCAGATGAGCGCTATTTTTGGTGTCGTGAGTATCCCGTGGTGTTTGAAACCATTGTTCGGCTTTGTTTCGGACTCGCGTCCATTACTGGGGTATCGTCGTAAAACCTATATGATTTTTGCCTCTTACTTGGCCAGCTTCATGTGGATGGTTCTGCCTTTCTGTCCGCATGACGAGTTCCTTATTACCCTTGTGATGACGATGTCGTCCGCAGGCATGTGTTTCGCCGACGTGATGGCGGATTCGTTGCTGGTGATGGCTGCAAAGAACGAGAGTGAAGAAAACCGCGGTTCCATTCAATCTTGGTCATGGGGGTTGCGTTTTGTCGGCGGCTTGTTGGCGTCGGGTACTGGTTCAATCGCGTACGAACAATTGGGGTACGCACAGGTGTTTCTACTGAACTCTATGATACCAGTGCTGGTGGCCGTGCTCGCGTGTTTCATTGAGGAGGATACAACGGTCGAGCCGTCGGACTGGCGCAAAACCGGGGCGACGCTTGTCAAGGCAATTCGACAGCCAGGTATATTCAAACCGGCATTATTTTTGTTTGTAATCTGCGTCACGCCTGGTTATGGCGGAGCTCTGACATTTTTTTATGAGCGCGAACTTGGATTCACGCCGGCCGAATTCGGTATGCTGGATGTGATGGGGCACGTTGTGTCCATAGTCGGCATCGTAATATACAAGCGCTGGCTGCGCAACGTTACATTCCCGAAGATATTCGGGACCGCTTTGTTGTTGTCTTTTGTTCTTGAAAATACGATGTTGTTGTTGGTCCTGCACACCAACCGTCAGCTGGGCATCCCGGATTACGTGTTCGCGTTCGTCGAACGGGTGACGATTACGTTAGTGGGTCAGTTCATTACGATGCCTATGGTAGTGTTGGGAGCTCGATTGTGTCCTCCAGGAGTCGAAGGGTCGTTATATGCGTTGTTGATGTCGATCACGAATATCGGTGGCGTCGTGTCGGAGGAGTGGGGTTCGCTTCTAACCAGCGTGTTTGGTGTGACTTCTGAGAACTTTACAAATCTGTGGAAGCTGATGCTGGTATGTCATTGTTTGGACCTCGTCCCTATCGCGAGTTTGCGCCTGCTCCGTGGTGTAACACAAGAAACGTCTATTTAGGAGCGGCGCTGGTACAGCACATGTCGCGCAACAAACGGCGCCTGGGCAAGAAGATTATGCCTGGCGACAAGAGGCAGAAGCGCGAACATCCGTTCGTCGAGCACTGGCTGTCACTCTCCAACATTGCAAAGGCGGTCGCGCAAGAAACGAAACAACAGCACCAGTATACAGCCCTGTTGATGCAGGTGTCAGAAGTGACACAGCACGACTCATCTGTGCCGGACAACAAATGGTCCGGTGAACAAGTGGACTTTGAGGACGTTCGGAACTACGTATTGTCGTGGATTGACGACTATGATGAAAACCTGCGTCATATGACCTTGTCTTGCGAATCTGCTTTAGCGACGTTGAAAAACGCAGATTCGCAAGACGACGACGCGCTCAAAGCAGCAGCAGTACAGTTGACGGAAGCAGAGATGAATCTTAAAAAATTGGATACATTCAACAGTCGCTGGCAGCGTATTGTTCGTTACAAGCCGTCTTTAAAAACGTCGTTGCGAGACCACACTGATAAGTGGCTCACACGGTGGTTGCGTCAGTGGGAAACGACGAATCGTCAGAAAAGTCATCATGTTCTTCAGTTTCATGACGCACTAGCTGCTGTGTCTCGTGACTCTGTAACTCCCGTCTTGGTTCAAAACAGGACACAAGAGCCGCCGTCGCGGCTCCAGAGAACATCAAATACACCGGAACAATGTACATGAACGCCGTAAGGGAATCAAACACCAATCGAAACACCACGAGTAAGACAAACCCCGTCATGAATACAGCAGTAGAAATATAGAAAAAAATATCGCGCATATGTACCTTATTTTATCGCATGTTTATATGCTGTACTGTTCGTCCTCTGCGAACCACGAGGGGAAAGCACTTTGGCTTTTTCGTGTGGTGTTTTGTAGTCTACAGGCGATTTTGTTTGTTTTCGTATGTACAAAATTGCTTGGTGTCAAGGATATGAGTTCCAATTCGTTCCTGTGACGGTGAGTATTGTATCGGCGTTTGACGTACATGATATATCGTTCGATAGCTACCCAGTGACAGGCTCCAGGCCTGCAGGTGGTGTATACGTCAGTCAAATTGGCTCCGTGCTCGTGTAGAAAATCCACGACCGCTGTGTTTGTGCGTTGGAGAGTTTGGTCGATCATGTGCGGCGTGCAAACCGCTGTAAAGCCTTTAAATGTCAAATACAACGGTTCGGTCATGCTGTGATGCATAGACTTTCCACTGGCAGTTGTCCTCATATCCAGCATTTGTGTTTGCACATATGTTGTATTTATGTGTTTCGTGGGTGATATAATGTGGGTTATATTGGCTGTCATTGCACTGTGTTCGCTTGGCGCATTGCCTGAACTTCGCCACGAGGTGTACATGGTTCCCGCCGGCGTTGTCGTCGCGTACTTGGTGTTTAACGAACTCCCGTGGGTGACACGGCGTATGCACACCCGCAAGTTGACGTACGAGGATTTGGAAGACATTGAGGACGCAGACCCAGAACTGCGGCGGCGATTTCAAATCGTCTTCACGCGCATACAGCAAATAGGCGGCTCGCTGTGCGTCGGTGTCGTGATTATGTATGGGTTTCACGTTTTCCAGGCGAAAAAGTCACTTTTCGAGGCGTGTGGTATTCTGGGGGGGCTTCTCTCTCTGTATGCGCGCATATTCGGCTACATAGGCAACTTTTGTATAACATTCCTTCACCGATTGAAACGCAAACAGTACGGTCCGACCGCAGAGGCGAAACGGGGCCCCGAACAAACACACCCACACTCTGAAAAACCACAAGAAACAAAACAGAGTCATTACGTGTTGTAACATTTTACATAAGACAGACTGCACATAAATACTTTATTTCATTTTTCTTTTTTTGTAACCTTTTTGTACGTAGTACAGAGCGATTAAAATAGCGTCGGCGACATCGTCGCGTTTTGATTTGTCGAAGCGCTCGAACCAAATTTTGTTCTTGTGTGGGATGTCGAGTTCTGAAATTTTGTTGACCGACGCTTTTTTATTTTTCGAATAGTTTCCTGTGCTAATGTCAAAGTGACAGCGGACCGACCTTGGCGAAATGAGATGCGATTTTTCCCAGAAAAAACATTCGAACGCTGTTTGAATGACTTTGAACTTTGCCACCATCTGTATTTCGATGACGATTGCATCCGCTATGTCGAATACGTCCTTGGAAGCTTCCACAAAATCGCGGACCAAATTCGTGTATTTCGTGTGCTTGGCTTTTGGCTGGTCTTTCAACAAGTCGTACCGCCCAAAACTGACGAATATCTCTTTGTTGGTGTCGTACACGGACCAACCCAGATTTCGAAGACCCGGGTCTATCGCGACCACAATCATTTATGAACAACTCGCCGCATATATACTTCATTGGTACAATCCGTGTACACTATAAAGGGTCACGCTGACAGCATCAAAGATGAGTGTCGAGAAAAACCCAGTTTGGTTTCAGAGTCCCGAGATGAACAACTGGTTGTCGGACCCCCTTTTTCCATACACAGAAACCGCCATGCTGCAGTATATCGAAGTCAAATGGCCCGAAGCTCTCGTCAACCGTGTTGTCATCGACAAATCCATTCCCCAGTCTTATGCACATTGGTGGGTAAAATGTCGTGTCCGATACAGCCAAGAACGTAAACCGGATGCCGTGTACAATCTCATCGAACATTGGCGACCCGTCGCCTCTGCGTGGCTCGAAACGAAATCAGACAGCGACGAAGATATTATCGCCATGTTCAAGACATGGTTGGACCTTTTGTTTATTGACATGACCGCCTTCGACGACGAACGACACAGGGCCGGGGTGCCCAGGCTCTACCCAGACGGCTCTGTACTGACATCAAAGCGTCACAGTAGCAAAAAAGCCACACGACGCGCAACTGTGCTGTTCATCGCACAGCAAGGTCAGGCCATTTTTGAAGAAAGGGGATTTACAGAAGGTCTCGAATGGTGGAATAATGAATGCAAATTAATCAAGTCTTTGTAGATTGGAGTGATATGTTTATGTCAAGTAAATGCAGAGCCAACATGAACCCAGACAAGCACCCCGTGAAGAATAGTATGGTTAACAGCAAAATGATTCGCATCTCTCCGTGGTTGTTGCACATGACCATCAACGCCATCAGCATAATGTATGCAGAGACGCCGACTGACGATAACAGATTCTCAGCCATAAACACATCGCTGAACGTCCCATCTGTCAAGACCAATGCCAATATACACCCGACGGCGAAGAAACACAAGACCACCAGCCAATATATTTTAGAAATAAACGATTGCAAGTCGCGCAGTTTCATCAACTCGTACACCGTGTCAGACTTCATCTTCCCGGACTCTATGTCAGATTGAATCATCGAATCTGTTTCACTTGACCCAGTACCAGGTCTGCGCGACATTTCAGCATGAATAAAAAACAACCTATATACATTAAAATGATACGCTGGCTTGGATTTGTAATGAACGCGACTGAATACCTGGGCATATTCGCCGCTGTCTGTTCCACTTCTGCCTCTATGCCACAGCTATGTTCTACGACGCCTCAAACACTCAGCGTGGGCTCATTGCTTCTTAGGTGCACCGGCGGCATCACGTGGGCGACATACGGAGCGCTAAAGAAAGATTACCCCCTCGCAATAGCGTCGTCCATTGTTGCTTGCGTGGAAATTATTCTGTGGGCCAAGCGTCATAGGGCTTTGTACCGGTTAAAGTCAGACGGTATTGCGACACCTCCAATTGACCCTGTAGTTTCTGCTTCTCCTGCAACAAGTGCAAGCAAGCGCGCCGAAGTACGACGTTCTTAGACGTCAGCTCGGTCGCGCGCTCCTTTTCGGCGTTGTACAGTCCTCGCAGCTGCATGATATGGGGCACGAGGAACGCAATGGCCTCTTCCGCAGTGGGCACCGAAGCGCGCATCCTTTTCTCAAGGCGCCGCAATTCTTGGTCGAAACATCCGGCCGAACGCTTCACACCCACACACGTTGTTTCGCACGGTTCCGCCAGTCTGAAGCGCTTCGCATACTCTTCTACGTTTTCGCGCTTTCGTTTCATGCGTGATGGCACGGGTGAAAACCCCGCGCAGGGTCGTTTTGACTGCAAAACGACCGGGCCGTCTCGCAGACGCTTGGTCATTGTTTAATACAACACGTGCTTTATACTTGATTTAGAATTGTATGAACATATGCTACTGACGATATGACGTTTCATTTTTTAATTTAAATCAATATGGCATCTGTACATATTTCCACGGAATGGTTGGACCAGGCCTGGGGCGGCACCACAAAACAAGACATGTTACCCGTGGTTGCCATCGACGGTGAACAGCTCAAAGTCACCATCTTTCTGAATGGAGGCGCGGGCATGCGCGTCATCACGCGCAAGGTACACAAGACCGGTCATGTCACGTTCAACGTGACCGAAGGCATGCGCGCCTTCATACGGATGCTCAAGGACTTCCCGCACATAACCTTAGACATACATGACAACAAAATGACTGTCACGGCGGAGACCTCTTGCTCTGCAGTTCAGTACCACTTTCCGAACATCAAACTCGTCGACGATAATGTGATTCCAGACCATGCCAGTGACGTCGAGCTCGTGGTGCCCACTACATACTGGCACAACATGTGGAAGTCTCTCCCGGTCAAAGGCACTTGCGAACTCAATTGCAACAAATCCAAGCGCTCCGTGACACTCAAACACTCCAAAGGCAGGTGGGCCGCTGCCATTCAAGCCCGTGAAAAACCACAAGCCTCACGAAAATTCACCGCGGACGCACTGGTCGCCAGACGCATATTCAGATTCGTGCAGCCGTCCGCCACGTTCTCAACACTCGTCTTCATGGACTGTGGTGTGTTGAAGTGGGTGCACGAAAACACCACGGTATTCATCGCGCCCTTTGAATGAACAGTGTGTCGCCACACGCTGCTCGCGGACAGCTATCACCACATACAAACAATTGCCCATGGTTTATTTATTTAGAATTAAAAATTTATACTCCTTTCTGATTTGGAAGCACACACGACGACGTACGAGTCCCTCGATTACGCATATAAAAGGTGGTCACGTTGCCGCGTCATGAAACGGTTTCGCCTTGACCACATTGTCCCTCCCGAATCCCTGTTGACAAGGGAGGAATTCGGACACTCCGACCAGACCATCTCCCTCCAAACACACGTCGAAACATCCCTGGCAACGTTGAGAAACGCGTGCCACATCCCCGCGGTACAATACTCGGTCGCGTGGAAGCACGCGTTGTCGAACAGTCTGGCGACCACGTGGACGTACATGGAACAAAAGGTAGACGGCGTGTACGCGCCCGCGCTGCGCTTCGACATCGAGTTCAATACACGCTTTCTGTGGTGGGCGGGCGAATGCGCGCAAAAACCAACTTCGCATTACGACCTCGACTCGGTGATGATGCACGAGCTGCTCCACGGTCTCGGTTACATGAGCACCGTCGACGGGGACAAACGTGCGTGGCCTTCGACCTTCGACATGTTGCTCACAGACATTCACCAACAGTCGGTGATCGCGCAGGACAGATACACTGGCGAATTCGGAGACCCCGTCTACATCGACCATGTACGCATCTACAACCCCCAACACTACGAGCCGGGTTCGAGCTTGAGCCACGAAGACCCGCCGTCACAGCTCATGTCCAAGTCGCTGCAGAAATCCACCTGTCACCACACTTTAAGCGACGATACGCTCTTCGTGCTCGGCAAACTCGGCTACCACTGCAACGACGTTGAACCCGCGGGTCACCGAACGGGCGGCGGCGGCGGACAGGACACCACGCTGCCCATGGTCATTGGTGGTGGGGTCGGTGCCCTCGTCCTCATCGGTATTCTCGTAGCGGTGATGTATGCCTCCAAGAGCAAAGACCCTGTCGCCAAAAAGCCCGCGAAAACTGCAGACACAACCAAGACACTCCTGAAGTTTTAACGTGAGCACGCGCGCGCGCACAACCAGCACGTGCCGTACACCATGTCCACCAGGAAGACCAACAGCGCCACCGCGAATACGGACGAACCAAGATTGTTCAAGGTGCCCGTGTGGAACGTGGCGAACAGAATAAAAGATAAAGACAGGAGCGTCGACGTCGACCAGATGGTATACTTGACATTATCGCAACAGTGTTTCATTTTAGTTTAGTTGTGTACCTATATATTCGTTGTAAAGACGGTCATTCAACGCTGCGAATGAATCCCCGGCGCAGGCAGACATTGTCGGAACACTGACGGATATCCTTCGTCCAGTATTTGACGAGCGGCCATGCTGCTTCGGGAATGCCCGTGTATTTGGCGCGCATGGCCGCAACTTCGTCGTCGGAAACGGTCGCGAAGGGCAGTTTCTCAAAGTAACCGTGGTCAAAATCTTCGCAGCCGGCTACCAGTTCCGGTGTGATAATTTCGTAGTTGTATTTCCCGTTGGCATCGAAGCAGAAGGGCAAGAGCTTCGGTTTGAACGCATTGAACGCCATCATGTGCATAAGGAAGAACGTAGGCTTGTCCGAAGGCCAGTACGCGCCTGTCGAGTGGAACAAGGCTCCGAAAATCTCCGTTTCGCGCCTCGAGAGGCCGAAATATTCCTTGGGGTGTTGCCGCCGCTGTCCCGGCAGCATCAGAGTCGTTGGGAGCGGCGGGGATACCGTCAGCGATTTCTTTCGGGCAATCGCTTGCTTCCTGTTCAGTCCGTGATAGAACTCCCTCTCGTCCACCGCTTGGACGGGGTCGTACGGCGATAGAAACAGCGAAAGCGAGTTCTTTCCGAGGCGGCTTATTTCGTGCACCACTGAGTCGGCGAACAGAATGATTTGGCCCGGTTGGGTCGTCTGTATGGTCGTGCGCGGCCAGTGCACCAGTTGCTCCTGTGTGGGTTGTACGAAAAGACTGGTCTTGCCTCCGAGCTGTGTGAACAGTTCGCGCGCACGAGGGTCGTTGTTAGAACCCTTGTAGTACGTGAAGGTCCGCCCGGCTGTCACGCACAGGATTGCGGACACACCAGACTGTTCCGAAAGCACGCACGGGCCCTCGATATGAGCCGCCTTGTAGCCATCGTCCTTGTGCACAGGGTTGAAACGAAACCGGTTGGGCCGAATCCGCCAATCTGGCGTGCCGGTCGTTTCGGTGAATATCGCGTCCACAACGGGCGAGTCGAGCGCGAAATCGTGCGCACTGGACGCGTAGGTGTGCCACATGCCACCAGCAATGCCTGGAAGACCCTTGAACGTCTTGGCGTCGATGTCACACCAGTGTTCTGGCACGGGCACACGGTGGCCAGGAACAGCACGGGCATTCCAGTACCGAACCATTTGGTCGCCAGGACAGGCAATGACGAGGCCCGCGTCGATGACAACAGCTTCGTACTGACCGCTTTTGAGACCAGCAATCGCTTCCTTGACGTTTTCCGGTTCGAATACGGGGGCTTGCTCGTGGTGGTTCGGGTTCCCCGCGAGTTTGCGACGGCGTTTGGCGGGAGGGCCTTGTGACATGTTTGTATGTACGGAGAAACAATGAGTTTTAATTCAAGTGTTGCGATTGAATTAAAACTAAAATGGATGGGTGGAAATCACAGAGTAGTCAAAGGTTCGTAGAGAGCGCCAGATATTCGCACCCAGACATAACTCGTGTAAAGTATGCATAAACCCAATACCAATAGAAAAATCTGGGTCAAAAACATCGCCGAACGGCGTGATATAACGTCATATACTCGCATCTACCACTGAATGTAACTCTTTAAATACTATACGTGGTTCGTGGTCAAAATAATGTGACCACGGTACGTTTTTGCAGTGGTCGTGCCATCGCGTCATCACGTAATATTGGTTTCGAATCATCGCCAGGCCATGCGTTACACATTGACCTGAAGTTACTGTTCCGTTTGACCGTGGTATTTGGATGTCGCCAGTGACTTGAAACGGCGACGTGAGTACATGGATATTACTTGTAGACAAGTCGCGTATCATCGAAAACAGCGCAGAAGTTTGACACATGTAATGATGACACGTGACTGTATAGCGCATGTATGAAACAGGTACTGCTTTGTGAGAAATCCAACGCGGTTCATCCACATGTTTCAAGCAGCACATACACCTGTTCGTACGAATGAAGGAACGCACGCCGAGTACATCCATTCGATACTGTTTCTTCGCAACAATATCGTGTGTATGCCTGCACAAAACGCGCGCCACTGACCATTCGCGAAGATTGCCCAGGTAACGCAATAAAATATCGACAATAATATGCACTTCCATGGCGTTTTCATTACAGTACGACTTGCGTATATAAAAAAGATTATGTGAAACGTTTTCTACATGTTCTACTATTGTAATATCACACGCATCCATTACATTCGTGAACAATATTTAGGAAATCCACGATGTTGCACGGTGTTTTCTGCTTGACAACGGCCCAACGATGTTGAAACTTGTCTATATTCGCGTCACTTACCATAACTTGTTCAACCGACCTGATATCCGTATCCCACAACCCGCATAAAGCCGCCGTCTGCGCCACGTACGATAACGTATGCCATTCTGGCGTGGGTTTCGCAGTGGCGGTAAACGAAAGACACGGTATGTCTCTCAACAATGCTATTAGAGAGCGCTCCACATTGAGTAAACGCGATTCTTTGGCACGCTCGTACAATACACAAGCCCTGTCTCTCCGCACAATATTTCGCTTTAGTCTCGACATACGAAAATGTATTAATCCTTTAAATACACATTCTCGGTCTTTGAGGTGTGACTATCCGTAGGCACTTTCAACGAATCCTGGATGCATTTGCGCATGCACGTGTCGTATTCCATCATGTTCCACGCCACGTGACTCGCTTTAGTGGTCCAGAAATACTGGTGCCGCCGACATTTATGCTTGCAATCTGTTTCGAACTTTTTTTTCGGCATCGCGAAGTCGTTTAATTTAAATTAAATTAAATAGGTCAAGCTGAACTTTTTTTTTCGACAACGAGAGGTCATTTTAATTTAAATTAAATTAAACTGGTGAATTGTTTCAGGTTTCTGTAGTATTCGTTTTTGCCATGTGCGCGAATATGTTGTGTGATTAGCGTGAGTGCTACACGCTTGGGTAGCCATGTGCCGTACCACCCTATGAACAATGGCAATACCATGGGTATATTAGTCTTCCAAGACCAGTGTACTCTGGTGCGTAAAAACGGTGCTTCGGCCATGGTAAACGTCGAGCACTCGCCTTTCACGAATACAGCTTGGATGGGAACATTGGCCTCGTTGGCGATGTGGATGAATCCACTCCTTTCAAACCATTTTCTATCGTTACGCTGTTCCGCCAGTACTAACTCAGGCACGCCGCCAGGCACTACAATCAGCGAGTGTCCACTGCGTAGACATTGAAGCATGATATCGCGCTGCGCAGGCACACATCCCAGAATACGCATACACCACCCGAGTATGGGAACATAGAATAACAATGGCGCTATACAGAATACAGTCGTCGAACCAGGAACAAAATGAATGCCAGCGAGGGCGCCACAACAAAGCAACCCGTGTGGGTGCACGGCTACCACACATGTTTTTTCAATGGTTATGGTATTACAAGGAAACCATTCGTGCCATGGGATGTGTGATATTATACGTCGTAGTGGGTGCTGCGTGATAATTTGACCGTGTTGCCAGTACTGCAATGTGACAGATACACTTAAACACAGAGGAAGACCCACAACAAACGCGGGTACACTGAGCAAAAACCCCATTACGAATAGTGGAAGCATCCAAATCCACAAGAACGTTAACACGCCCATCATTACCACATGTTTTAGTTTCATTGTCAGACATCACACCAACTAAATACTTAGCGTAGCAATTTCATATGGTGAGGCAAATAACGTGGACAGCATGTCCTGACGAAGGTCCACAATATTTGACACGAGCAATACAACCCAAACAGAGCAAATGCTATCATGACAACACGCAATACGATTTATCTTATATATGCAACATGGTTCCATTTGTTCGTACATCCAACATGGTGCCGATTTAGCATGTTACCCAGTAGTGGAAGCAACGTTTGGAATACATGTAAGTTTGGTGTATTTGTTCGCATACTTCATTGTAACCGTTTTGGTGTGCGTGTGCTTTATGCCGTCTCTTTTGTTCCCAGGCGTCTGGATGATTCGCCTTAGGATTTAGGGCGGGCCTCAGTGGCGGGGTTATTGCTTCAATGTTATAATGTTTGAGCAAAAGACGGTCTCTGAACGCATCGCCTTCTCCACACCACCAGCCCCCCACATCGTTCGGAAATCCATTGACGCTTTTGAAAGTGCCTTGGTGCATCATCAGTAGGCCACCCCCATTGGATTCGCCACCGTTGCGCTTCACACGCGTACTATGTCGAACAGTGTTGTCCGTTAAAGGCGTGAAAAAAATGTCGATTATACTCTCGCTCAATATAAAATCAGCAGGTAAAAAGCACAGAACATCAGTGTCACTCATACCCGCCACTTTTACGCCAGCGTTCAAAAGTCCACCAGGGTTGAACGGTTGGTCGTTACATTGTTCAATTACATAAATATATGCATACGGTAGGTACTTTGCGATTGACTTTACTAAACAAAGAAATTGGTGGACGCATTCGGATTGTGGTGTCGAGCTATACGGAATAATAATCGCAAGCATGTGTCTCATCTCGTTCGCCTTTAAATACTACAAGCCTACTGTTTCAGCACCCGCATGCTTCAGTATGCCATACAAGATAGCGATAGAGACGACTATGGCGCCTATTTTGGGTAATAGCATGATTCTTTCCCCATCTAACCAATATATAAAAATGACCACGCTGTTAGTCAACACCTGAATTATATTTGCGATAAAAGAAGCTTTCCCGTCTTGATTTGCCCTTATGAGTCTGAACACCCCGGCGATGAAGATCAGCACCACTGACATCAGTTTGACGGGGAATTTATACTCGGACACATAATTTCTTTTTCTTAGACCAGCAACTTTGAATTCCCAATACGTTTTGTCCCATCTTTTTATGCATCGGTCTGTACAAACCCCGTAGCAGGTTTTCTCGAATGGCGTTGTGTTCTGGAGTTGTTTGTCGTACATACGCAAATCGTCTGCGATGAGTTTCCAAAATTTCTCAACGGTTTCTTTCTTAGCCGGGCCAGGTTTGAAATGCTTTTGCTGAATTCTGCGAATAAGTTGTGTGACCTCTTCGGTTGGGGACGCTGGTTTCAACCATTGAATATCAGGGACTGCCATCAACGGATTCGATACCTCCTCATAACCGGACATGATGAAAACGCAATACGAGTTTATATACGTGGAAACTATTTAAGTAGCTAACAAGAACGTGATGTCGAACGCCTGTTTCAATTCCCACAATGCACCAGGGCAACGGTGCCAAGACGCCCCTCGCGGAACGTTCCAAATACCAACTGGTGGACCTTTTGTGAACGTGGGCGAATTCAGGCGCGTCTACAAGGTGTCATATTTCAAATATGCCGCATCGAAAGCATACCGCGTTGTATACGATGGTATTGGTCATCGGCCTGTATGGACGTGTACGTGTCCCGATTTTGAACATCACGACCGCGGACAAACCCGAACATGTTGTAAGCATATTCAGTGCTGTATAGACAGAGAACTCGGTATAGACAGAGCAGGGTCAGGTGAACCATATGAACAATTCAAAATAGAACATATACACATGCAACATGGAACATAAAAAAACGGGTATAAATGTAATGTCGGATAGCCGGCCTTTGGCTTTAAAATCGTTTGACGCCAAGTATCGTGTTCCGTGGACAGGCACAACATTGCAAAAACAATTCTTTCGCGCAGTCAATCCCTTTTGACTGCGACTTTCACGAACCTTTTAATTTAAATTAAATTAAAACGTCGACCTGTTGTATAAAAAAAATAGTGTGTGCTTTTAATTTAAATTAAATTAAAACGTCGACCTGATGTAAAAAAGTTTTTTTTCCCGACGCGGCCATGAGTTGTAACAGTTTGTCAGTATATAACGTTGTTCCGCCTTTATAAAATGTCGTTCAAGCAATTGCACAAAAAATGTCACATGGTCCCTGGCGCTACTACCGTCCCTCGAGCCGTCGGCCCTGAGGAGCTCGCTGTGTGGGACAAGGTGCTCGCACTTCCTGACGCAGGCGCCGAACTTGCAGCGAAGGGCGCACCAACGTCAGTGACATCTCAAGTCGTCTCCGGCATGAACTACACTTTCACTTTCGTGGATGGTAGCACGGTCACTGTGTATCATCAGTCCTGGACAAACACGTTGCGAGTGATAAAGACAACTGAATAAAAGTTTTTGCGGTGTGCATTTAATTTAAATTAAATTAAAACGACGACCTTGTGTAAAAAAAAGTTTTTGCGGTGTGCATTTAATTTAAATTAAATTAAAACGACGACCTTGTGTAAAAAAAAGTTTTTGCGGTGTGCATTTAATTTAAATTAAATTAAAACGACGACCTTGTGTAAAAAAAAGTTTTTGCGGTGTGCATTTAATTTAAATTAAATTAAAACGACGACCTCGTGTAAAAAAAGTATTTGCGGTGTGCATTTAATTTAATTTAAATTAAAACGGCGGGCTTGTGTATAAATTCGAGCGTGTTCTTATTATAAGATGTCAATCCGAGGATATTATTTGGCCTTGACGCGTGACGTGGAACGTGATTTCCCGTTTACTATCCACGGTTTGTGGCCCCAGTACGACGCAGACCATTGGCCGCTGTTTCGTGAACCCTGTGGTTTTGATTTGGAGCGATTGGGTCCGCTGCTTCCTCGACTTCGCACCGTGTGGCGGGCGTTGCGTGGCCCTGACGAACATTTCTGGCAACAGGAGTGGCTGAAGCATGGTATGTGCACAGGTATGCCAGAGGTGGAATATTTTACGAGAACGCTCGAGTGTTACGAACAGGCCAAGACGAATGGCATCCCGTGGGTCTCCGGTCATTTCGCGGGGCGCACGTACAACATTCCGGTGGACTTGCAGTGGAACGTAGGTCCTTGAACTTTCTAAAGTAAATCATATGTGTATTTCCGTTTACGATGCGTTTTTTGTGCAAGCCATGTCGGTGAAACGTCGGCGCCTAAATCCGACAACAATATTTGACCCAGTGCACCGTGAGTATGAATTGGGCCCTGAAATCATCGATATTATAAACACAGTGGAGTTCCAGAGGCTGCGCCGTCTTCGCCAGTTGGCCACAGCGCATTGGGTATGGTTGGGAGCAACCCACACGCGTTTCGAGCATTCAATTTCTGTGGCGTATCTTGCTGGGCGAATGGCGTCGCATTTGCGAAATAAGCAGCCGGAGTTGGCCATAACCAGTCGTCAGATTCTACTTGTACAGTTGGCCGGGTTGTTGCATGACGTTGGTCATGGTCCGTTTTCTCATTTGTTTGATGATGTATTCTTGAAAGATAGCGATTCGCCTATGGCACACCATGAGCAGCGTTCTGTGGCCATTGTGGCACGCTTGTTGAAGAAGTCGTCGTTTGAATATTCGGCCGAAGAGATAGCCTTTGTACAGTCGCTTATCGCGCCTGTCAAAGGTCAGGAGGGGTTTCTTTATCATATTGTGGCGAACCAGGTGAACCATTTGGACGTAGACAAAATGGAGTACATTAAGCGCGATGCGCGTGCGTGTGGGTTGTCGCAGGGTGGGTTTGACACGGATACAATGCGTATCATCAACGCGGCCCGTGTGGTTGACGGGTGCATTTGCTACCACCACAAGGTATACGAAGATATATACAATTTGTTTCTGACGCGTTACAGGTTACATACGACGGTGTATCGACATTCTGCAGTGGTGGCGATACACTACATGGTGTCGGACGCGCTTCGCTGCAGTGGTTTGCCAATAGAGCAATCCATCGTGGATTTGGACCGTTTTATACAGTACGACGACACTGTTTTGGATGTGATTCGTCGGTCAAAGTCTGAGGATATGCGCAAATCACGCGATATTATCCGGCGAATCGACGAACGCGAGTTGTACAAAGTGGTGGTGACGGACAAGCGTGCAAAGCCTTGGCCCAAGGCCGTGACGTGTGAGGATTTGGCGGCCTTGGAACCAGAGTTGAGCCCTTGCGACGTCGTGGTTGACGTGTCTTGCGTGGGTTTTATTGGTAAGGCTGACGGGCACCCCATGGACCACTTGAAATTCTACGATTCTGAAACCCCGACCAAGTGTTTTTCAATGAAACGGCGTTCAGTGTCTACTTTGTTGACACCACGCTATTGCGAATACTGGACGCGCGTCATTGTCAAAGACGAGTCGTTGGTGGATTTGGCGTCCAGTGCGTGGTTAAAATGGAGGGCGAGTATATAGTTATGAAATCATACGTTCGTATTTATTCATGGTTGACTTTGTACCGAGATTCAAGTGTTGTTTCATAGGTGACTACGGTGTGGGAAAAACCTCGTTCATTCGCTCAGTGTTGGGCATGTCACTGGAGGACATTCGGACAACATTGGGAATCGATTTTTTCACGACGTCGTCGACTATCAATGACAAAAGAACTTGCATTACCTTGTGGGACACAGCTGGAGCCGAGAGATACCGTTCGTTGATGCACAGCTACATCCGCGATTCGGACATCGTGTTTGTGATCTACGACTCGATGGACTCTGAAGCGATGGAGTCTGTGACGCGGTGTTTTCGCGACTTGGAAGGGTTAAATCCGACCGTGGTGGCTGTTATCGGCACGAAAACCGACTTGGGCATGCATACCCACGATGTACACGGCACTATACAACCGTGGGCTCGTCAGGACTGGCAAATTGTGACAGACACATGTTCCACGAAGGATGTCGCGTCCACCAAACACATTTTCAAAAGATGTATGCAGCTGGTGGTCAACGGTACGAACATAAAAAAGGAGGCACTAAAGCCCGTACGACTCTCATCCTCCAAATCCAGAGCAAAATCATGTTGCACATAATCCAAAAATCAAATGAAAAGCGGTATAAAGGGACATACTTTCAAACAAACATGTCTGCTGCTGCTCAAACGACTAAAAAGACAACATTTGCCCAGGCCGTCCCCAAGATGTCTCGCAAGCAGAAGCGAGCCGCCAAAGAAGTTCAGGCTTTGCGCGAGCAGGCGACGTGCATTCTTCCGTCGACAACGTTTAAGCGTATTGTCACGCAGGAGGCGTTGAACATTACGGATAAGCGTTTGCGTTGGAATGCGGACGCTGTGCGTGCCCTTCAGGTCGCTGCGGAGAGTGAGTTGACGAACATTTTTACGGGAGCGGCGATGGTAGCCGGTTTGGCGAACCGTGATACAGTCACGGTGGACGATATGCGTAACTTTCAGACTTTGCGCGAGATTTAAAACAACTATGAGACGTATATAAATCGTTTAATAAATTCAAATGTCTATTTTAAATTGTTCGACACGACTAAGCATTGTGAATCATACCGGTTTGCCCGCGACGTTCACGTTCACCCCTAAACAACCTATGCGCTTACAACCGCTTGGCCAAGCGCACGCGTCGGGTTCGATATCCTCGCAAGCAAACTCGGTAGGTGAATGGATTCAAGAATTTTTCCAGCTGGTTACGTACGGCCCAACATACGATAAATTAGAATGGGTGGTAGGTCCAGGCCGCGAAGAAACAGTACGTTTCAATTTAGACGGTCCCTTAGAGTTTAGTGTAGAATGGACCGACCCGTCGGTCTCTTGGGAAAGAAAAGAAAGTGGCAAGTGGTCCTTCGACATTTCAAAAACAGTTCAAGTGACACTACATTTGCGCGCAGACACGGGAGAATACATACACGAAAGGACATTGGCCGGACCAGCGTCTGTCAAATCAGTGCACCTAAAGCAGTACTTGGAGGTGGCGTGCGACGAAGACATCCCTTTCTCTGTACTCATACATCCTGTATCGAGAATGTTTTGGCGCAAAGGTATCAATCTACGGGGGTTGGTGGATTGTGCTTAAAGTACAACACCCACTCGTCCGACACCTCCAGTGCGGTGAACTGTTGGTCGAACACAGTGCCTTTCTTTGAACGCTTACATTGATACCATGCGTCTTTAGCTTTCGCAGTTAGGAACTGAATCTTCAGCGTGTCTTCTTCAAACCACGCCTTCACGTGACGAGTGCGGCCATGGTAAAGATACAGCTTGATGATATCCAGTTGACCAAGCGCGAACTCGAATACTTTGTGTTTGAAACGACCCATATGAAATAAGATGTCGTCGGCTTTCGCCACTGTGCTGTACAGCGGGTCTGTCCATCTGTCATTTTTGTCGCGTCCGTACATGAACCATGTGGTTTGGCCTTGACCCATTTCAGGAACCACTTTTTGTATTTAAGTAGTGTCATTATTTGGGTGAATGCGCGCATGGTTGATCATTAGTTGGGCGGCGTACTCGATTTGGAATGTTTGGATTGTATCGGTTGAGACGCAGCACGGGCTACCGATTCGCGGCCTCACTACTTCCAACGTGGTCACGCAGTTCACAAATATGTTTGCGGTACCAGAGCATTTGTGCCAAATATGGAAACACGAAGGACACCGACGTGTCCCTGTCACCACAATAACCAGCGGACGACATTCTATTGGGGCGCGCCCCATTAGCGGAGACCATATTCACATGGCCATTTCGATTTGGATTGGCGACAAGCCACGACCACCAGAACACGACAGACCCTACCACGAAAACATCGAGTACGAAGACAAACCACAGGTGTGTCAGCAAAAAGGTCCCGTCGCATACACCAAATTATGGCCACACGCAGGTGTTCACACACACTGCGATGGTCTCATCCATGTACACCCGTGGTCGGCGCCGCGTTCTATAAGAAAAGAAGGCGTCGACGTTACACTGGGTCTTTGGTTCGACCAGGTCGGCATTCAATACAGGCGTGACGGATTGCAATTCAAAGACACACTCCCTATCAACAACAACGCCACACACATGTGGCGCCTGGCTGAATACAAGTGTGTGCACGACCGCACGTTCGAGACCTACGTCACACAACTGGACCGAGTATGGTTGGGACACGCGTACTCGGCGTATACACTGTGGTACGGCACATCTTCAACTCCACCACCTATGATACGCGAACACGTCGATACGTTGTCACATTGGGGCGCAACCGGGTACGACGGTCACGCCTACCCCCAAAATTGTATATAACAACTGGATTTGTTTGACGGTGTCCGAATAGTATAAAAAGAACTTGCACAGCGACAAGAATGGAATTAAAAACAGGTGATATTTTGTTATTTTCTGAAAGTCCTAAACATTGCTGTATGAATTGTTTCGATTGGCTGATAAAAACATGCACTTGTTCTCGATACTCTCATTCTGCTCTGGTCATCGTGGACCCAGCTTGGTGCCCAGCGTTAAAAGGAACGTTTGTATGGGAATCAACGTGGCACGGAAAGCCAGACCCACAAGACGACGATACCAAGTTCGGCGTACAACTAACACCCCTGATACATTACACCCAACAATATCCCGGCTCTGTTAGAATTTGGGTACGTCGTGCGCCGTGCGAGATAGCCACAGAAGACGAGTGGATACGCATTCACGACGCTGTATACAATCACAAATACGACACCCGTCCTTACGACTGGATATCCGCTGCCCTCTGTCGCCGTATTCAAAGACAAGACGACACATTTACTTGCTCGGCCTTTGTATCCTACGTGCTGACGAAAACAAACGTCCTACGAGCCGACACGTGTTGGACGACTGTGTCGGCTGCGGAATTGTCCGCACATCGGGACAGTTCTTTAGTTACGTTCTTAAACCCCTACGGAACCGACGAATATGTTGGCCGTTTCCCAAATGAGGATTCGGAACTGATCACCATTGATGGCGTCAATGTATAGTCATTGATGTCGTCCGTTTCGCCTGCAGCACCGTCTGCTACACCGGCCGTCGTCCCCAACAAAACGAATGACATGTCTGAGTACGAGGTCCGACTCATTCAATGGGAAGAGTGGGCGTTGACTTTGGAAGAGCATTTCCATGCCCAAGAACTTTATGCTCGCAATCCGGGCGGACTTCCGATGGGTCATCATCGGTAACACCATATGCCCATACAGGGACCTTGCACACCGCGTTGTCGGCACTGTGTTTCCATAGATTCCATCAACGCGTAGTGATTCTCCGTCCATGTCCACAGCGGGACATTCCACGTTTGGTCGACGCCCAACTGTTTCAAAAGCTGCTTTTCTCGCTCGTCTAACAGCGGTTTTCGCGAGTGTAGTATACCAGCGGCAGTTTCGTCTCCGCGCCGCATGAACACAAACATACAATCCTCTTGTGTGTGTAGAAGAACGTCAAAACACTGCTGTAGCACCGCGTGCGGCGGGGCGCGACCTTCGAGTAAAAATATGGCAAACAAATTCAATATGTCATGCACGGAAGCGTCTTGCTCCAGCGGCACGAATTTGGACCATGTCATCCCGCCCTTCACAAGATTGCGACTACAGACACGTACACGCTCCGACTGCATTATAAGTATGAAAATAATACGGAATTAAATAGTTATATACGTATTATTTTTTGCGTTGTATCATTCGAACCCATATATTGCGCTCCGACCCGTGTTCATACTGTTCAAGCCGTCAGGGGCACCATTTCGTGCTCCGCTTCGTCAAATCCACCGGTCAGCGGATTTGACGGGGCTTTTGGTAGTTGGATGCTGTTACACAACTGTTCGTATTCTTGTTCGAGTTCGTCTTCGTCAATGGTATCTGAGCCAAGTGGCTCTTCGAGCACGTGATGTATCTCGCAAGCGTCGTCAATCATGTCGGAGAGGGTATCCTGTAAGCGCGCCACTTTTTCAACGTCAGTGTGTTGAAGAAAGTTTCGAAACGTAGAACTCGTCAAGTTGACAGCTTCAATATGCATTTTCGTGACGTTTAGGGATTCGAGTTGGTACCGTTTCGCAATGCAATTCGTTAGTCTGCTTATCATTCTCTCCTTGTGTGTTTTGATAATTTTTATGGTCCGAATATGTTGCATGGCATCTGTTTTGTTGTACATTTTGGCCCGTGCCATTCTCTTTTGTTCTTGGATTTGCTTCGAGTATTTGTCAATCAGGTTCTGCAACGTTCTTTCGACCCGTTGTAACTCTTGTATGCACTCGACGACCGGCGCCACCTTTGGAGTCCAACACACATTGCCCATATTTTTACTGAAGGAGAGTATTTATATTTGATACGGTAGTTTGAACATGTTGTCGGTTACGTTCTACAGACCTATCGAGTATTTCTCTGGGATGTTTAATAAATTTGTCACGTGGATGACAGATGGAGAATTCTGCCATTGTGATTTAGTCATCCGTACCACGCCAAACGAGGTCATGGAAGTCGTCAAAATGATTTACCAGTCCGCCCAAAAAGGCGAATACACGCCAGAAGACTGCCTCCGCATAATTCGAGAAATTGAATCCAATTTTTTCGATACTGGGTTTCGCAAAGTGGCGCAGACGTCGGAAACGTTGACACTTGCGTTTTCCGCATTGTGGGGCAATCGTATGACCGTCAGGGTATTGTCAGATGTGACGCACGACTCGTGGTTTCAAATTCCGAGCGACGCATTGACTATCGCAGAAATTGTACACAGCGATATCGCGGAAGCGAAAACGATGGAAACCTTAAAATTCAGCATCGAAGAACTCGGCAAGGATTATGATGCATCTGGAGCGTTATGTTCGTGGCTACCACTCGCGGCTTCTCCGAAACGACAATACGAAAAGTACTTTTGTTCAGAATTCGTGGTGACTGCTTTTCAACGCCTTGGGTCCATGCAGGATTTGTCAGCACCACACACTACACCGAATGCGCTTTACAAATACATGACAAAAAATTAACAATAGTGCCTATAAAACATAGGTTTCTCGAATTATATGGAAGACCCTGAATCCAAGGACACTACACCTATACTTACAACTCCCACAAGTGGACCCATCACTATATTCGGCCGCCCTTTTCGTATGCAAAACGATTCACTGTATCTGCGCGAATTACACAGACTTTGTGTCGTCGTATTGGCGGTTGTTTCGGTATGTACCACCGCTGTCTGCTTTCAACGCGCCCCTGTTTTAGCGTCACACTCGTTGAACATCCGCTGGCTGCCCATCCTGGCCACCTATACTACGACAATCATGTACCTACTGGATTTATCGAACGTGTACATGGGTGGTTGGGGAGATTCGAACGGGCGCTTTTGGTGTGACGTCAAAATCATGTACGTCCGCGGATTCAACACCATACGCACGGTTTGCCGTTTCTTCGGCGTCTCCTTGATGTTCAGCCTATTGGCCGTCCTCCTTGATGTACAATCGTCCCTAGTCTTCATTGTCATGCTGGTTGTCATCTCTGAGTGGCAATCGGGCCTCGCGGAAAACCAAAATCAATACGACATTAAATTCGAAGACAAGTTCGTAGACGAAGAGAACAAACTGTCCGTCGAAGTGCTACACCAATACCAAGCGACACACTCCGTTGAACGCGTGACCTGGGTGTCATTCACCATCGCGTCCATTATAAAAATAATGACGCTGAGCTGCATGTTCATACCCGTAGACCGAAACGACCTCGAACCGACCACTGACCATCCCGACAGTGGTGTTGTATTCCGCGCGCCAGTCATCGTTGGGATTGTTCTATGGTCTTTTTTGCTTCCGTGTTTGCTTGATTTCGCATACTTCAAGCAAACGATTACATTTTGCCAATTAGAGATATACAGAATGTTCACGGACTGTTGTGTCCTCACTCTCACATGCATGTTTACACTTGTGTAGCAACTATGTGGACTATAAAATAGATTTATTTTACGACGAATAGATGAATAGTTACCTGAGCGCTCGGTTGCCGCCCGAATATGTACATAGTGTCAGCGAAGCCTGTGAGTCTACATCCCAACCACGTCAAAAGGCCCGACAGTTTTGTGCGCACTACAATACAAACCCGTCGGCGCTGCAACACTTTTCTGTTCTCGAACTCACAGAGTCGCCCGAGTTGTGGTTTGTATCGACCGCAGAAGGTGTTGCCCGGTCGAAATGGTTGACGGAAGCGTATCCGAAACACATCGAGCGTGTTGTAGAAATCACAGATTCAGTGCTCAAGTGTCCGAAATGTAAACAACACACCGTGGATTATTATGAAAAACAAACGCGTGGCGCAGACGAACCCATGACGTTGTTTGCAAATTGTCTCAACTGTGGCAACCGCTGGCGCCAGTGATGAGCAGTCTAGGTTTCGCAATGTAACGTTTGGCCCGGCCCAACGGGTGCGAGTCGGCGCTCGCCGATGGGCGTGACACACCAACAATACCCCGTAGACCCGTGACACTGTTTCGGATGATAGAACCCTTGCTTTGTACACTGGGGTCGATACGACCCCAACAGCCTCGGCGTCCTGTTTAAATGCTCAACGCACGGTTGCTGAGCAACAGCAAACGCAACCAAAATCCATAAATACAGAAACATTTTATTTTTATATAAGACGTGTGTTTATACTGTAAATGTGTATTTGTATTCCATTCGTGATGTTCTATAGATGCTGCGTGTATGTGTGCAGCTGTTGCTTCCGAAATAGAGACCCGCCTGTCACGCATTTTGCATCGAGTTTGGAAGGACTCGAGGAGGGTTCTGGGGGGTGGTACAGAGACGCGCGCAAGTCCTACGTTTGCGTACGCGATACATTTTACATTTTTCTATTTCACAGATTGCAGAACGACTTGGACTTGACACATGTCCGGGCCTTTGTGCACAAACTGACCCAAGCGATGACGAACGAAGGTCAGGTGCCATGGCGCTTCCAGCGAAAATGGTTGGGCGAAAACAAACCTGTGTACAAGTCCAACGACGTGCGCGTCATTGACGCAAACATGCAATTCATTATCATGTCATGGTGGTTGTTCGAGGTCCAACCAGAAACTGCGAAAACCTTGTATCTCTATTGCCAAAGAGCGTGGCAATGGCTTGACATTCATATTGCCAACGATTCTGTACACGAAAGAATTGGCGCTTCGTGGGAACATTCAAGACAGCACGAAGGTACTTTGCTCCTGTCGAACGTACAACTCATTCACACGATTAGATGTATGGAACTGATCCACACTGTCGAAAAAGACCAGCGCAAACAGAAACAGTTTACACAGAGGCATGCGCGGGCCGTGTCCACGTGGACCCCTGAAATATACAAAACGCAGGAAACACTGCCCAGAATTCTCGCCGTTTGTTTCAATATCGTACCCCGCAGTTTTATCAAGTCGTTCAACCAGGAAATGAAACCAACCTGGATTCCATGTCGTCTGCCAGGACCCGTACCCAACAGGCCTACGCGAGACGCTTGGGTATACGGATACGGCGACAAACACGACACTCTGATATGGCCGTGGATTGGATTTCTATGGATGGTGGTTTTGCATACAACCAATCACAAAGACATTGCCAGCAAATGGTGGACATCCTACATGGATTTTCATAAATCCCAAAACTTGTACGATATATACAGCGCAGATACAAGAAAACCGGTACGCAGAGCATTCTTGAAAGGCCACGCCCAACACGCCTTAACCACCGCCGCATACTTGACAGCCAAAGAAACACACATTGACGATTTAATTTAAAACACGTGCATGAGAGAAAGATGCACATAAGTGATTCATAAAATACGTGGCACAACTCAGTGTAGTATTCTCGGGTAATGTCGGTCGGGGTGCAGGAATGGTCTACGGCGTGTCTTTTGCGAGACGCGGTCCAGCTGGGGTTGGATGGGAAAGAAGGGAAGACCTTTGAAGCGTCAGTGTCTCGCAAATTCAGGGACGTGGTGTTGGGCATGTGTGTGGGGGCTTCCAAAGGCGAGACTGTGGCTGTGAAGACGTTTCGGCCCAAAAAATCTTCGAATCGAATCCTTGCGGAAGCCAAACTGCAGCAAAAATGCGCCGCCAAGTTCGCAGCGCCCGCTGTCTTAGGGGTGTCGGTTTCCGAAAAGTACATTGTCATGCCACAACTGGACTCGCTTCCCGTCGACAGGTATAGAGATGGGGCAATGCCAGACCACCTTCAGTACGCCATCTGTGGTCTCATGGGTCTTATGGACGACGCCGGGGTGCTGCATTGCGATATGAACGCGCGCAACGTCATGCTGGACACATACGACCGACCCTGGATGATTGATTTTGGCCTGGCAAAGACGATCACCAAAAAAATCAAGTCGAAACACGGAGAACATCCGAATATTGCCGTGACTCTGTGGGGATTGATTCGCGGATTCAAGCGCTACAAAGTCGAATGCAACATCATGCGAGAATGCCAGACATCGGAAGACCCGGCGCCATACATCGAAAAAGGCAAACGCGTGCTGAAAGCGATGCGTCGCGCAAAACGTAAACGAAAGTAATGATTAACCTTTGATGTGTATATAAATAACGCTAAACTTTTTCACTGATGTTTGAAGATACGTTCATGGTTTCTGAGGACGGGTCCGCAAACGGTTGTGTGCACCATCGCATGCTACTCCACAGTACTCCTGCACACGGGTTTGAGCGCAGTGTGGACGCACACGGTGTGTGCCACGCCAAACACGCGGACGCGTATCGCATTTTACCGGTACCTGATGGGTTTGCGGTCGCGGGCCAGGACGTGTACGGGTCGACTTCAAAATCTATTGTCGTGGCAGACGGCCACGGCCCCAACGGCACTGACATGGCACTGCGAGCCGTCTCCATCGCGTCGGCTGTGGACGAGCATGATTTCGGATGTATCCAAGACCCAAAGGTGGTGGAAACCGAGCTACGAAACACTGTTAAATCCATCCTGATCGATGCCCCCAACGGGCGCTCCGGGGCTACGTATGTGCAGATGTTGTTTCATCAATGGCGACACAAGCGCTGGATAATCACCGTCAACATAGGCGATTCCGAAGCACTGATTGTTCGGTCGAACTCGATTACACAATGCGCCATGGCCCATAACTGGGACAACAAGGATGTGTACAAAAGATATATGTCAACATGCACCACTACACCACAACCGGTGTGTTACAATCGCTGGAACGCGGGAAAACATAAAATGACGGGCCCAGGAGGGTCACGTGACCCTGTCATGTTATACAATGCGCGCGGCGAGCCCGTGTGGGAAAATGCAGAATTCATCTCGAACAAATTGGCGCGGCGTAACTATCCCTTTGGCACTCAGTCGCTGCGCATGCCGACATACGCGTATGAGAATTGGGGCTCTTGTGTGTGCGTGGGGAAAAAGGCACTCGGTCAACTTGTGGTGTCCTATGGAGACCAGGGCGAACGTTTTCAGACTGGAGCGTCCTACGATATGATTCACGTGTACGTTCACGAGCTGAGTCCGTGCGAAGACGTGGTTGCGCTCGTACAGAGCGACGGTGTGTCAAACCACAAAACTCTACAAGATTGCGGATTACACTGCAGCTGGAGCGCCGAAAAATATTTGGGCGCCATCTCGAAATGTCGAGACGATATGTCTGTGGTCAAATGCCGCTGGGGCCCGAGAAAGAACTTTCCATGTCCAGCGAGCTGATATGCTGGCAGCAGACGGGGCATGCCTGAGCAGCTTTCAATGATGCTGCCATGCCGTGGCCGCCGCGCATAATAATGGCATTTCGAGAGACCGAGGTCCTCGCAACGTTCAAGTGACACCAGCCACAAGCCACCCCAATACACATCAGCCCTACGGCAACGGGAGTCCAACGGACAGCGTGCGGAAACCGATGCTCGCATCTCAAGAGCCACAACACAGCAGATTGTAACACGATTTCAGTCGCCTGGATGAAGAATCGGTATTTCTGCTCACGACTGGCGAGAGATTTCTGGACAACGTTGGGTTCGTTGCGACGCAGCATTACCATGAGTACCATAATGACAAGACTACCGTCCCACGCTGTGAACGTGCGCACAGCACATGCCGCGAGAAGCACCACGTCGTCGTGTGTAAATCGAAGCGCCGCTGCGAGAAACGGTAACTGCAGGAACGCAAGCCGTGTTTGCCAAACACTGCACGACCACACCAACAGCACCAAGTTGACTGCTGTTCTTGGATGCAGATTGAGCCACGTGACTTGGCTTATACCGAACACGGGCGCGTGTTCCGCTATGATAAAGCGAAGGAGGGCAAAGGTCCCGAACACAAAACTCCAATACACATCGACGTACAAGGTTAAATGTTGAATACTGAGTAGCGATGACGCGGCCAACACAGCGGTGAACACGGCGGCGCACTGGCACCACACTGCATGTTTGTGATACATATGCTGATCACGCGAGGATACATTATATATTCCGTTTGGGATACAAAATCCACCCAATGGCTAAAAGCGCCACTGTTGCGATATCCTCGTGTTCAAAGACGTCTCTTTGCAACAAAATGTCCGAGCAAAGAGTGGAGACCGGATGCAAACATTCGAAGATGGCGACGGCGTCTATACTCATGCTACCTGTAAACGAGGAAATCATCCAATTTTTACAAGCAGTACCGACGCCGGCAAACATCAGGATAAGCAACCATTTGTCAGGCTTTACCACGAAATCCGCCAGCAGGTGTTCTGGCCCGCCAAACGCCAACATGACGAAAAACAGCGTCACAACCGATATACCGATACCGTGTTTCATGTACTCGGCACTATTTTTGCGAGGCAGCATCACAAACCACTTTGACAGTGCCCAGACTTGTATCATGCCAGCGCACATTGCCGCCCATATTTTCCACAACTCGGTGTCTTTGTGATACCACGGTGACCACCACCATACAGACAATGTGCCGAACATTGCAAAGTTCAACCCGGCCAAGCGATATCCCTTGAGCACCGCCCCGGTTCGAAGCGCCACAATCAACGGGATGAACGGTTGCAGAGACACGGCGATGCGGTATCCGGTCAAGAGCACGCACACTGTGTAAGCCAGTGACGGCAATGTCCACCCGCACAACGAAAACATCAACCACCACGTCTTCGTGCGCGACTGCACCTTGTCTGATTTGCGCACAATAAGCCACATGAAAGCGTACACAATAACCATCCGCAACCAATGCATGTGAATCAAAGAGGCGTCAGGGTCGTTCACAATCATCCAGTGTAGTACATTATCCCATGCCGCATGGCCGACAAAAGCAAGCAAAAGTGGCAATAGCATTCCCTGACGTTTATGAATTTATATAGTATATAACACCGTTTCGTCGTGGTAAATGTCATGGCCGACGAAATCATCTATAACGTGGCAAGAACAGGTGCGTACAATTAGTTCGGTGGTGTCGGCAGTGTGCTTGCTCGTCTTAACAGTCGCAACAGTATCCGCCGGCATCTATGCGGTAAACATAGCCACAGAAATACAACAACATCCTGGAAATTTAGGGGCCATTGTGCAAAACAGTAAAGACGCCATTGAATCCGCCAATCACTTTTTGAAATCCAACCAGATGGAACCGATGCTGCAAGACTTCCACAACTTGATAGGTGTGATGTCCAAACTGGCTGGGTCGATTGAAGAACTACGTGTGAGAGAGGTCTTAAACGAGGCAGAGACATGGCGAAACATGTCCCACCATGCAGTTGTACATTTAGCAAAATCACTACTCGATTTGTGAAAAAAAAAAAGTTCATTGTGTTTTAGACACGTACCCGATGTATTCAGCCACGCCACAGGCGTTCGCACCGCGTTCTAAATAGAAATATCCACCGTCTCCCCATTGTGGAGACCAAGAGTTGCGCACAATCCATTGCTCGGGGGTGTAGCCTACAATAGTCACAGCGTGGTCCAGCTCTTTGCCGCAAGCGGAAGCTGGAAACGTGCCGTTCTGATACGACATCAACAGCTCGGTCGTACCCACGTCGATGGCGACGCTGACAGGACCGTACGTGTTCAGTATATACGGAATACGCGATTCGGATTCTGCGTCTTTTTCGTGTGTCAACGAACCGTAACGCAACACCTTCAAAGCAGACCTGGAACACGTTTGATTACACGGTCCGCCCTGTGCGCTGTACGGCATGTCTTTTTCCAGAACGACGGGCCAATGCTTTGCGTACTCAAACACGTTTTCAGGCCAACCTCCATTGCATCCGTAAGAGGGACCGTTCTCTGAGCTTGAGCAATCCATGATCTTCTGCTCGGAGATAGACACACCCGCATGGTACTCGAGCACAGAAACGCCTGAGAACGTATAGCACGACCCACAGTCCCCCTGGTCCTTGACCGGTTGTAACTTATCACGCAAGTCAAGAGATTCGGGCAGTTTATACGATTTCAAACGATTGTGTCTGAACGGGTCGGCTGTGTTGGGACTTTGAGTGTTCAAAAAACGATTCTTGACGAAAGCTCGGTCGGATATACTGTTCAGACCATATTGGACCGTTACTGTAGACTGAGCACTATGTTGCAGCTTGTGCATCACATTTTGCATTCGATGTTCGAATTCACCATCTTGATACTCGCGACCGAACTTGCGCATGTACTGGCACATGGTATGCTGCGCCGAATGACGACGAGTGCAATCCTCATGGTCAAACGCAACAGCGACAGTCATACTTAAAACGACAAACGCCCACATCGTTGTGGATGTTACAGGTTTACTTATATACGCTGTGTTCATACTCCCATACGTCGAGAAATAAATTCCAAATTAAATCTCCCATGCCGTAATTGTTCACGTGCACAACCCATCGGATGCCATGCCAGTTCAAATTTGACGCGTTTACAGTCACGGCCTTCCCGACGTACAAATCGTACACTATGAACACGGATTTTAACAACTGCATGGTGTTCACAACGAACGAGAGCTTCTGTGCCCACTCGGCTGTGCACACAGCTTTCCCGTGCGCAATTCGTAAATACGCGGCAGATTGCGCGTCTGTGCCTGGGGGGCTCGAATATCGTTCAAAATAGGTATCCTGGGTGACACCGCATCTCTTGAACATTTCGAACACGGCTACGTTTCTCAAGTCGTTCAATCGTATACTCTGCAATATAGATTCGTCCAACGGCTCTGCTCCGCACAAAATGGCCGCCGCCCTTTCGCGATAGGAACCGGACAGTGTGGGCGCCATTTTCACAGCATTCGACGCAAGTTTTTTTATGCGTTGTTTTGTCGAAGCCAACTCGTGTATATAATCACGCTCGATCACTTGGCTAAAAAAATGACATAAAATATTGGAGGAGTCGGTCTCCAATAACTCTTGTTTGCTCGAAATCAGTTTTTGGACTTGTCCTGTCCATAACAAGTGCTGCTCCTCCCAATTCATTCAAAAAAGTGCGAAGACGATATATATGTCGCTTTTGGCGATTCGATGGATTTAAGTTTGAGGTATTTAAGAACGTCGGAACAGACAATCATGTGGCGCGCTCTCCTCGTAGCTATGATACTCTGTGTGGCGAATGCAACCTGTCCAGTCTCACACGAAGATGTGTGGGCGTGCATACTCAAAAACAAGTGCGTGAATGTATATCAACTGCACGCGAAATCCATCCACAGAGGCAAGAGCTATTTGCAAAGGCCGTTCATAATGGCCATGGAGGGTCCAAGATACAAAAAATTGTTTCGTGATTGCGACACTGACAGAAATGGTTGCATTGACCCCACCGAGGTGCACGCGTCGAACAGCGTGTGTCAACGGTCGTGTATGTGGCGCAAGACAATGAAGTCCATGATGTGTCACACGGAATGACGGCAAACAGGACACGTATTATGGTTCGACAGCCAAGTGCGAATACAACCTTCGTGAAATGCATGCATACACGGTAATGCTAATCCATCCGAAGAACATATGTTGTCGAAACATATCGGGCAACTACGCTGCGTGGCTTCGCCTCTTCGAGGTTCGACCTGGTCTTGAACAGGCCGGACACGTAACGTCTGCCGAGACGAAATGTCCGACAACCTATGGCGCTGGAATGCACGTATGGTGGTTTGCAACACGTGGCGCGATAACGAACTCTCCACGATTTGCACCTCTCGGCTCCGGTGGTGTACGATAACTCGAATAGGTCTACCCTCGCGCCGAAGGAACGGAAACATGATACTCTCAATCGAAAAAGGCGGTTCGTGGATCACTACATGCCGTTTAAGTCGACCGTACAACAAAAGGATATCTGCGTCAGAGTCCACGCTAAAACTATACTCAGAAGACATGTAAATGATTGACATTAAGATTTTTATATAGGCTATTTTTCTATTCGTTATTGACTTTGGCGCGCAACGCATCCACAAACTGGTGTATTTTTGGACGCAGTTTAGGCAAATCTGGAAACTCTTGTGCGAAGACAACTCCGCATACAAAACTAACGAACATGAAAAACATTGCGCAAGTTTGGTGGTGGGGAAGCCCATTTATACTGTTGGTGGCGGCACTGACAAGGGCATCGACCCAGTGAACAAAGGTTCGTGTTCTTCTTCGGAAGGCGGTTGCTCGACGGCGGCCGCAGCTGAATCTTGAACCCAATAGCTTCGCACGTAGTCTCCAACGCTTGGCAAGGGCAATGCCTGGCCCGCCCACACGCCTAAAATCATACCCACGATAAATTCAAACATGCTGTGCAAATGTCAAAGCACATTCTAATACTAACTCTTAGTTTATACAGCGGATTCATGGACTGAAGGATGCAATCGAATGTGCCACCACCCGCCAACGTACACCTTTCGGCACGATTCTTTGTAACCACTCTACACCGCGTTTATCGAACTCCGCCTTCAATTGCTGGCACGTCGCGATATTTAATTGTGACAACGCTTGTGCTGTTTTAGTGCCAATGCCTCGCAATGCCGTCACACCGCGACTTTTTTGACGACGCGCTTTTTTCTGAAACGAAACCTTATGCGACGTGACGTCGCGCAATCGGAATGTAAGATTCATTGTCTTTGCAGTATCCGAGACGGCAGCAGCTGGCAACTGCAGCGGCGAAACATTTGGTTTTGAGACCGCCGGCACGTTATTGCCACGCGTTGTCTTGTGACACGTTGTCTTAGAATTGTGCGTTTTTACATAGCAACACAATTCCGAGAGTGCTGTTGCGTCATCAATCGCGACGTGGGCGTTGTACCCGCGTTTAAAGATGTTTCTGTACAGGGTAGGTTGTGAATATGATTTGTGGCCTGGCATTCTTTTTCTAAATTCACGCAAAGTGTCTATTTCACACACGCTATAACGAATGCCACACCGAAGACCACACCCTTTGAGTATCTTAAAGTCAAAGGAACGGCCGTTATGTGCATACCAGGTCGGTTCCGACTGGGTAAACTCGACAAGTTTGCGCAATGCCTGCGTCTCAGTCACAAATTTGGGCCCGGATTCTGGAAGATTGTGCCACCGAACAAAATCTTTCGCCCTGTTCATCGTGGTCCGATTTAACCATACTTCAGGCGGCTCGTCGTTTAAAAACATATTGTGGGTCAACGATTTTCGTTTGACAAGTACCTTGGACCAGAAATCGATGGTCGCATCCGGTCTCTGATACATAGAACGCAACAGCGCAATCAGGTCTTGGGCCGTGTTGAGATGCGCGTCTTTCGGTAACGGATTGACAATGCAGCCCCATTTCAGACTTTGTTTCGCCACGTGAACCGCGCCGATTTCAATGATGCGCGTCTCAAAGCGCTTCTGACCTTTCGGTCGGACAGAGTCGGGTACTTTGGACGCAATCGTAGTCTCTAAATCTACACAAAAGCCCTGTTCAAACATAATAAAATAAAGATGTACATTTAAATAGTCGTTTCTGTTCAAGCTACGTTTTCGTTATCCGTGCTACCGTGGTCGTCCTCAGAGGCATCTTCGGTTTCGTCTCCTTTGATTTGCTCTGGTGCGAGCTTCGCGGAACTCCACGTCAAGTAACCCAATATCCCAACAAGCACGCTGGCAGTCAATCCTGCATACAATAACTTTGTGTGCGAAACCATGTACACGGAAGCCACGACCAATATTTATACCTGCTATTTGCAAGCTGCCCCGAAGAATATCATCGCAAAACAAATGATCGGCAGCAGCATAAACAACAATATCAGTATTTTGAAAGGGAGCCACGTGACGCGCCTACAGCATCTAAACTGACACGACTCGTGTGTTTTTTGGTTGACCATGAGCACGTTCTCACGGTACGTGACAAACATGTTGTCGTAAATGTCCGCAGCAACACCAGGCAAGTACGTAAAGTACGCACGCTGAAATTCGTTGTCCATTTCCATAAGAAACTCCATGGCAAGCGTGTTGAAAAACATATTCATGAAATCTCCATCCGCGAAAATGCACCACAGATTCGTCAAATACACCAGCAAATTGAATCCGAACTCTTGAAATGTATCCATCATCACAATGTAACTCGTGGATGGAATCATCTTCTTGCGGTGAGTGCGGTCCACAATGTTGTCCCACAGAAAGAACGACTTGATAAAGTAGAATAGGGCAATGGCAACCATTAACATTTTTCCTTCCCACGTGGCTTGGTTAGGGCAGAAACCGGCTTCGTACGAGCGAATTTGGTAAGCAAGTACCGCGATGTACATAAGCCACTGGGTCACGAACACCAGAATGGGTAGCGCAAGGACCAGGCTGAAGATGTGCGAGCAGAACACCGTGTTCCGGCGTTTCAGGGCTGTACTGTGGCGACCACTTGTGAGATGGTACGCGAAGAGGCTGAACATTCCAAATTTTGGGTCTCCCAGTACGAGCTCTATTTTCTCTTCGGTAGAAATGTCTTCGGCGGGAGTGTCCTCGTTATTCGGCGTCACGCATTCGGGAAGAACTTTGCGTTCTTGGTTCGGACCGGTAAATGTGTCGCCAGATATAGAGCTACGGACATGTGCTCTCAAAAAATCAACAGTAGACATGAGTTCATACAATGTGACAAAGTTAAATACGTGGTACTGTTACTTTTTCCGCGCGCGTTTATGTTTGGTGGCTGCGAGCTCGGTTTGCTCTTCGGATTGTTCGAAGTGGTGCACATCGTTGCCGGTCGCCGTCCAACCGGGCGTCGTCTGCCGGGCAAACAGCTCGACACGTGGAATGTCGCCCATGAGCCGCGTTATCATTTCACGCACAATGTCCGGCTTTCTCGAATGTTGGCGCCGGGGTGTCATGACCACGGGCGTCGACGAATCGTCTAACAACGTCAGGAAGTTGACACGCTCGCCCGACGACTCTTCGTGCACCACCGAAGACATCGAAGACGCACGACGGTCCAGTTCGCCAGGTAAAAGACGCTTGTACGACGCAATTTTCCCCTTTATCGCAACCAAACACAGTTCGGCGTTCGAACGCGTGTAGTATCCCACGCCGAACGCTGGTCGCGAACCGTCCTTGACGGTCTTTATCCACGTGACGAAACACGTTTTATACTTGAATCCCCACGCCTTGATGAGTTCCAGTGCTTCTCCGAGCAACGGCATGGTAGCCCACAAAAATAAGGCGCAATCATCTCTTGCGATGCGTTTCATCTCGGGCCCAAGTCCACACAATTCTTTTAGAGACATCGAAGGATAAATCAGCGTACCGTCTTTCCGTTTCAATGCACCACTTTTGACAGTTTGTTGGTAGCTCCAAGGCGGGTCCGCATATATGATATTCTGGGAATGGGACGGAAGGCTTGACAATTGATCAACAATACACGTCATTTATAATACAGAATGCATTATTTAATTTCAGTTATACTTAAGTTCTACTTATTCGCTCCAACACTTGTACGATTTACACGCCCAGTAGATGACAAGGTTAGAACCCACCAAATCCAGAGCCGCAATCACGAGACCGGCGACCGCCACCGCGAAAACGTTCAGGTCGTCGAAGAACAGATTGTTTAGGATATTGATGTCCGCGTTGAGGTCTTCGATGGAGCTGAGCCAGCCCACGAGACCGGCGAACATGCCGACGTTGATCAGAGAGAACGCAGCTTGCAGCATGTAGTGTACGCTGATGCCGAATCCCTTCCAGTGCATGGCGACAGACCAAGCGAACAACAACGAATTGACCACGGCAGTGGCCACGGCAATATTGAATAACACTTGCTGGGCATCGAACAGCTCTTGGTCCGCGGCCACGATGTTGAAATCGGCGTCTTTCTCAGCCGGCAAACCGCCAAACTTCATGCAAATACCAGCGGGTGCGTCGGTATCGGCAGCTTCCGCCGCAAGACGGGCGGTGTTCGCCGCAGCAAGATCAGCAGTATCGGCGGCGTTGTTCCCAGCGAGTTTGCACGCCTGGAAACGCGACAGGCTGAAATCTTCCTTGCCGGCCACTTCAAAGTGCTCACCGGCATTCAGAGTTGCCGCAAACAATGATGCGAGAAGAATGAACAGCACATACAACACGTTGAGGTAGAACGCACGAGCTTCATAACCCTTATCTTTAAGATAGGACGACATATTTCTTTTCATACACGTCCGTTTATATAGCGTGTTTTTTTAAATCGTGTCGTCACGCAACAAACCGTTGACGCGTGCTACGGGTTAAAGGTCGTCATGCTTTGGTCAATACATCTGTGTGATATCGCTGCTACGAGGTTACAAGCTGGTACTCCAATCTTCGCCGTCTGCATCCTCGTCCAACGGCAACACGATGGGTTCCAAATCTCGCGCAGTGAATTCGTTGTACAGACGGACCACCTCAATCAGCGAGGTCGAGGCGGCCGTGCCGCAGCACATACGCAATATGATAAACAATATGGTGGGCACCAATGCAAACGGAATGACCACCAGCGTACGGATAGCGCGTCGATGCACAAACGCGAGAACCACCAAGGTCGTGCTCAACATCCAAAGAAAATACAATTGAGAGAGCACACCAGTATCACGCAGCACGTGCAAAACAATGCCGACGCCCCACAACGGCATTTGACGCCACGACACACCCTCGAACACACGTATACAACTCATCAACACGACTGGAATTGTACGAATGATAAGCACATTGTCCGCGGGTAACCGCGTGGACATAAACTGCAACATCACCCAAAAAGAAATACACGTTAGATGTATATGGGCGTGCCAATCCTCACCGTTTTGCATAATCACAAAACAGGCACAACCACTCACCACCGCGATAGTCAACGTCATAACCACGCCACAAAATCCCAACACAACCACGATATTCATCCATTCGAGACCGTCTGCACACAACACAAGACACAACAGCAGATGGTGAACGGACCAGGCTATTGTGGACCACTTGTCATGTGCTTGCATGGCATTCTTCAACAATAGTATTTGTAGCTGCAGCAAAGAAATCACAACGGTACTGAACAACGTTAACATCATCAATACTATGGACACGAACCGCCACTCAGACTCATACACAGTGCCCAACAAAAACCACATGTAACCCAACAACAAATACAACACAAACACAAAACGGTCGAACAACATCCAATGACCTAACACAGACGCAAACAGATACATATACATAAGTTGCACATAAATGAAACGGGATTTGACCCATTGTTAATCGTTGTTGACTGTCATGAGCATCGCGAAGACTCCAGCGTTCAACGACCTGGACAATCCTTTGCGGTTCCTCACTTCCCACGGCTTTGAATCTCGCACGCCCACCTATACAAAAACCTTCGGCGCAGACAAGTACTTTTACGGACAGCAAGGAGAATGGTTTGTCACGACACCACCGGCTCAGGTGACCAAAGCCAGCGTAAACGTGTTCAAGAGGGACCAACACGAACTACACCTGCAGTGTCCTCAAGGATGGGCCGACCAAATGACACAACGCCTCAAACAAGCAGTCAAAATGGCACACGCCGACATGCAACAATCTCACGTAGACTTCGAGACCGTGTGGGCACACACAACCAAACCCGATTTCACGAATCTTCAAATACGCTCCAAATACAAGGCCAAAAGGACGAAAGTCTGTGATTATGTGAACATGTACAATGGGGAAAACGAAATAACTGGCAGAGTTGACTTATGTACAGGGAGCCAGGTACAATGTTCCATTCGGTTTATCCTCTCCGAACAACGAGACCAATCCGAAGATTGTATGCACACGTCCGTCCGATGTGAATTCGGCGCTGGTATTCGCGTTCTAAAAATAGCGGGACTGCCTGAACCGGTCAAAAGACCCTGGGATTGGAAAGATGTCAACTTCGAATCGTTGACGGCGCCCATGTACGATTGTGTACGCGTCAAAACCAATGCCATGACCGTCGCCGAAGTCAACGGACGAGTAGCGAAAGTGGTGGCGAAAACAGACTTCCAACAGGCAATACACGAATTCCACACGCGTGCCAAAGCGGACACTTGGGACAATACAATCACCATGCCAAAAACTATACAGGCGAAATCTGTGGCTGTGGCCACTGTCGTCCCGACCCGAAACAAAAGGCACATACGCTGGACAGCCACCTCCGTCTCGGCCTTTCGGCCGAAGCGACAGAAACTGAAGGAGGGCGACTCGACACAGGAGACTGCGCCGGAGCAGCTGGAGGAGCCGGAGGAGGAGGCGGAGCCGGTACAAAACGCGCAGGTGACTGCGGCGGCGAAAACGGATGCCGACAATACGGACAGTTCATCTGATACTCAAACCACTGATTGATACACTTATAATGATACGTATGCCCACAAGACAAAGACACTCGAGACCACATGTCTTGCAAACACACAGGACACTCCAAAGGTTCAACCAACATAGGGTTGAATACATCCACACACAATTTATGAGCCATTTTTATATTCATTTTACTATATATAGTTCGTTTTTTAGACTCAAATGTCTCCACAGGTCAACTTCTACAAAAACATACACAACCGCGAGGAAATCGAAACGCTTTTACGACCCTACAGTATCCAAGAATGCATGTCCGACATCGAATTTTTCCCCGAATTAGTGCAGGATTTAATCGAAGACCACGCACACATCGAAAACCTGGACAAAGTACTCGACCGCATGTTATCACATTCACTCAAAGTAGGTGGGTTTCGTCTATAAAACGCTTACGCAGAACACGATGACCACACGAATTATATGTAACGACGGACTCAAATACGTGGGCAAATACGACGAACGTCGTTCCACCGAATACCACATTTTTCTCAAGGGCCACATGACGCCTATTCGGAAATCGAACATACAAGACATGTTTCTGTTTACAGACAAATGGTACAGAGTCGTGGGTCAAACTTGTGCATACGACACACACATACACACGGGTGGGTTGCTATGGCCGACAGAGTTCGACAGGATATTGTACTCAAACGATATATAAATATACGAATGCATTCTCAACTCGAATGGAACCAATAACTGTACTCAAAAAAATATATATCCTTTCATTACAAGTGGAAAAGGAAATACGACACGGAGCATATGTTATCTTAGAAGACGGAGGCGTCATGTATTCAGAGTGGAAGCCAAACGGAAGACCACGATTATGGTGCGCACACGCGTCAGGAGAACGCGTATTTGACATCGCCGGTTCATCGGGTAATATTCTCGTGGGAACTACAGAACACGGTCACACTTGGTTTCAACTTGAGCGTTCTGCGTGTTGCACATGTTCTCACTGTGGCGATTGGATACGATTCAAATACACTGGCAGGAATCAAGGACCAGAAGGCTCATCGTGTCGAACCGAGTCAAACCCCATAGTACTCAACTGCACATGCCCCTAAACGCAACACCCTACTTTTAATTTAAATTAAATTAAACGCGCAGCCCATGGAAAAAAAAAATCACAGCACCCTACTTTTAATTTAAATTAAATTAAACGCGCAGCCCATGGAAAAAAAATCTCGGCACACGCCCTACTTTTAATTTAAATTAAATTAAACACGCAGCCCATTGAAAAAAAATCTCGGCACACGCCCTACTTTTAATTTAAATTAAATTAAACGCGCAGCCCGTGGAAAAAAAATCTCGGCACACACCCTACTTTTAATTTAAATTAAATTAAACACGCATCGAACATACACGACTGTATAAAAGTTAACATTTGTATAAACAATATGCACATGTTTAGAGACGCCCATTGGACCACTGTCCAAAAAGAGGAAGACTGGCACCATACCGACGGAAAAACGTACAAAACGACACACATGGTCATTTCGGACTGGAACATACCCTTTACGTACGCTGAATGGATTTCAACACTGGGCTTTGACGCTCAAGGCCCCGAACATATTTACGCACACTGTGCTTCGCGACTAACACGCCCCTATTGTCGGAAGGCCGTGGCGGATGCGGCTACACGTTTGGAGCTGGACCCGGGTTTCCTCCAACCCTACGAGAAAATGGCCTCCTATTACGTATTACGTCTTCTCGCGGGTATACACTACAAGAAGGTATGGCAAGCGTGGCCGCGCATCCCGATAACAACCGATATGCTGAAAGACGAAATATTCTGTTTATGCGTCGTAGCGCTGCATCCCGAACTGTACGGCAAATTACACCCCATAGGTCGGAATAACAGGAGAGTGTGTTTGGAAGCCATTGCGTTGTGGAGATTGCCAAAGTTTTCTATAATGCAGTTTGTACACCCAGACGCACTGAAAACGTTTGACGCGAGTTCAGTGCACCCCAACCAGGTCGGGTTCGAGATGCAAAACCACAAGACGAATATAGACGTACAGTATTGGGCGTTTGACGACGCCTCCATCGTAAACCGTATCATAGGCAAGCCTGGAGCGCGCAGATGGTTTGAACTGCAATTTGCCGGGCCCACTGCCGTTCAACACATCATCAGCGAACGTCTCAAGCATGGCAATTCAATTGAAATGATAAAACCCTTCATACTCAAAAACAAATATGTAAAATATAAACTACCAAATTAAATAAACAAGAATGTTTTTTATTATGCAGCCTTGTACCTTCATTCAAACTAAAAACCACCAGGGCCATAACATATTCTAAAGGTAGTTTGTTGCACATTATCCCAAAAACGATTCATTCAAACGAAACTAAATACGTTTACGAGTCGTAACTATGGTTTGTAATGTTGTACAGTGCGTGTGACTTCTTACGCATGGACAATACGTTCTGATAAGAAGGGATTCACATACAACTGAACATATAGTATCAAATTTCACACAAGCTGAAATAATATATAGACCCTGTTGTTTGACACGATGTACACAACAGGGTCGACGTGATGACAGAATTGTGAATTCGACGTATAAATAGACATGCGTATGAAAACATAATCATGAATTTGAAATTTGCGATTCTTTTACTTGCAACAACATATTCGGTCAATGCCAGTAGTGTTCATCCTCCAGGTGAAACAGACGATGGCAGCGGCGGAGTTACATGTGATAAAGGGTACGAGAATACTGGAAATAGCACCCACATCGTATGTTCTGCCTGTCCAGATGGAACGTACAAAGATGCAATTGGTACAAGCGCTTGTACGGACGTAGCTGCAGGGTATCAAGGTGTAAATGCCACAGGACAATACACGGCTCTGGGAGCTGTAGGCACAGTTATATGTCCACGAGATACTTACAACGGTGAACCCCCTGGTGGTCCACAAGATTTGACAGGTGGATGTAAATCTGCTCAACCTGGATACCGTGTCGCAGGTCTGACCGGTATATACCCAGAATACGATACAAGCGACTATGCTACAGGCATACAACAATCACCATGTCCTAATGGTTATTTCAATGCCGACGGAATTGGTGATTGTGATGATAAGGTACAGGGCGGTCACTTCGGTGCAGATGCGAATGGCGTTGCTGTGACATCAGGTGCTACCCAGCAAGCGGAATGTGCGGACGGTACCTTCAACGAACCTAATGCCCAGCAATTAGTTCTTGGAATTTGCGAGTCGTGTTTCCCTGGTTCTTTCAGCAATGGAAATACGCGGAAAAAGAATGCCGACGGGAGTTGGCAAGAACCCCGAGAGACTTGTAGCGACATTCCCGACGGGCACCAGGGTGAAAATATGACTGCTACCGGGAAGGGCTCAACTGGCTTTGCTAAATGCGGCGGCGGCACATTCAGTGAAGATGGCGGCAACTCTGACGTGTGGACATGCCAACCCTACCAACAATGTGTAATTGGGGCAGGGTTGGTGCAAAACTCTGGTTCGAACAAGGAAGACATTTCCTGTGCAGAGTGTACAGGAAATACTTACTCCGATGCACCATCAAGTACACATGGATGTAAAAACCACGGTGCATGTGCAGCAGGAAGTGGTGTGAAGAATCCAGGTACGAACAGCACAAATATTGTGTGTGAAGTTTGTGATGATGCTGCTGCAAGTACACTGGGCAAATTCTCAAAGGACGAAAGTCTTACACAGGTGTGTACTGCCCACAGTAAATGTGCACAGGGAAGTGGTGTCAAAACGAAAGGTAATGCGACCGATGACACTGTGTGTGAAGCATGTAATGATGCTGATGCAGGTACAGTCGGTGAATTCTCAGACCTAAATGATGATACGCAGGTTTGTACTGCCCACGCTAAATGTCCTGTGGGTAAAGGTCTGCAAACTGCTGGTACGGACAAGGCAAACACTGTGTGTGACGATTGTGGAGACAACAAATATTCGGACGAAGACAAAATCGCCGCCTGTAAGGATATTGATAAATGTCCCAAGGGAGAAGGATTGCAAACGGCTGGTAATGCCACACACAATATTGTGTGTGAGGTGTGTACAGGTACAACGTTTTCGGACCAAAATGACAGAATTCAGGTGTGTACTGAGCACAAACAATGTGAAAAAGGTGATGGCAAAACAGCTGATGGTACGGCCGAAGCAGACACTCAGTGCGCTGAGTGCACAGGAAATACGTATTCGGATGCTAAAGATACAAACGCGTGCAAGCCTTTAAGTGCTGGTTACGAGATTGTTACAAATGACCAGGGCAAGCAGGTAGGTCAGTCAAAATGTGCACGAGGCTCTTGGAATAATGGTACGTTCGCGGTATGTCAAGATATTCCCGACGGCAGCCAAGGTACGAATGTGGATGGTATTGGAAAAGGCGCAAATGGGTTCCAGGAGTGTGTTGACGGCAAATTCAGTGAAGATGGTGGTAATTCTGAAGTGTACCAATGTCAAGCGCACAAGGATTGTGGACAAGGAGAAGGCAAAACAGCTTACGGTACAACCACCGCAGATACTGTATGCACCGCATGTGATGGCATAGATTTCTATATGGATTTAGCCACACATAAAAAAGCCTGTAAATCCATCGGAAAATGTGGCTTTGGTCAAGGATTTGTAGAGGCTGGTACTGCCGTAAAAGATATTACGTGTGTGGCGTGTACAGGTAACACGTTTTCGGACAAAGATGACAGAGCGACGGCATGTGAAGCTCAACCTACTTGCGGAAACCAGATTGACGGTGCATCGCGTTTGACTGATGCGACTGCGCAACAAAAAGGTTATTGCGCGGCATGTAATGCTGGAGCCGCTGCTCAAACCGGCCTGGACACTGAGGACTGTCTTTGTGCACCTGGCAAAGGATGGAATGTAAATCAGTGTGTGGCTTGTGTGAACCCCGATTTTAACATCGCGTGGAGCGTCAAAGATGTTCCATGTGTCGAAGCAGCATGTCCCGTGGGTCAAGGTATTAAAGATAATTTCGATACAACCAAAGGAAACGGCGATAACTGTGAGGTGTGTCCGGCTGGAGAGTACTCTGTTTCCAACAAAACCGGCCAATGCACGAACGTTCCTGCCGGCAAACAAGGTGTGGATGCAAACGGTGCTTACGCAGCAACGGGCGCGGTCAACGTTCAAGATTGTGCATCAGGTACATATGCAACAGACCAAATGACATCGTGCCAACCTCACAGTACATGTGGCTTGGGAAGGGGAAAGGTTACAAATGGAACGAAGGAAACAGACACCGTATGCAATGACTGTACAGGTACCACATTTTCCGATATAGATGATAAATCCGCATGCCAAGACTTGAAAGCTGGTTACGAGATTGTGAAAGATAGCAACAACAAGCACGTGAACGAAGTCCTGTGTCCTAAGGGTTCTTACAACAAAGCCGGCGACCTTAAGGTTGAGTGTGTGGATATCGATGCTGGTTATCAAGGTACAGGTGTGAATGCTGAAGGCAAAGGTGCTACTGATATCGAGAAATGTCCAGATAACTTTTTCAGCATTGACGGTGGCAGTAAAACGGTGCCTTTGTGTCAAGCAATCGGAGCAGGTTATGAAGCAGTGACCGGTAGCGATGCAAACGCGGGGGCAATTAACAGAGCTGCGTGTGGTGCCAATAAGTATGCCACCGCCACGGATGATACTTGCCTGGATATTGGTGCCGGGTTTGAAGCAGTGACCGGTGCAGACCAAGCTGCGGGCGCTGTCAATAGAACCGCGTGTCCTAATGGTCATTATGCGACTGCAACTATGGATGCATGCGTTGCACGCTCTAAGTGTGGAAAGGGCAAAGGATTGAAGACAGCTGGTGATGCCACAAAGAATAATGTGTGTGAAGATTGTGATGGAGTCAACAAATATTCCGACATAGAAGATGAGAGTGTCTGTAAGGATATTGATACTTGTCCCAAGGGACAAGGATTGCAAGCGGCTGGTAGTGCCCAAAATAATATTCAGTGTGTGCCGTGTACAGGTAACACGTATTCGGACGAAAATGACAGAGTGCAGACGTGTCAAGCCCACAATGATTGTCTTGCGGGTCAAGGCAAAACAGCTGACGGTACGAACCAGACAGACACACAGTGTGCGGAATGTGGCGATGATGGGTTCACAGCCGTGCCTGGAAAGGTGGCGTGTACACCCCACAAGAAATGTCCAATCGGAAAAGGCAAAACAGCCGATGGTACAAACACCACAGATACTGTGTGTGCGACGTGCACAGGCACCACTTACTCTGATAAAGTCGAAAAGGCCGCATGCAAAGACCTCGACCCCGGTAACAGCATTGTCACGAACGGAAATGGCGAAAATATCTACCAAGAAAATTGTGATGTAGGTAGTTACAACACTGGTGCGAACGTGGCGTGTATTGATATTCCCGCCGGCAGCCAAGGTACGAGTATGGATGCTCAAGGCAACGGCGCACAAGGCATTCAGGCGTGTGGTGATGACAAGTTTAGTGTAGATGGTGGAAACATTGGTGCGTTTGTGTGTCAAGACCACATTACATGTCAAAAGGGAAGAGGCAAAAAGGCGGGCACTGGAACAAAAACATCTCAAGTTGTATGTGAGCCTTGCACAGGCACCACTTTCTCTGACTTCGTCAGCACAGCAAAATGCCAAGAACACAGTACATGTCCAAAGGGTAAAGGATTGAAGACAGCAGGTACGGACGAGACAGATACTGTGTGTGAAGATTGTGATGGAACCAATACATATTCTGATGAAGACGCAAAGACCGCCTGTAAACCTCAGACACTTCAATGCGGTTTACAGATTGACGGGACACCGCGACTTGTTGGGAGAAATGCCTCACAAACAGGTTCATGCGCGGCATGTAATGATGGAGCCGCTGCTCAAAACGGCCTGGACACTGAGAGCTGTCTTTGTGCACCTGGCGAAGGATGGACAGATAAGTGTGCGGCTTGTGACGCGGGTCAATACAAATTTAACGACGCGTGGAGCGCCCAAGGTGTTGCATGTGCCACAGCAGCATGTCCCAAGGGTCAAGGTATTAAAGCTAATTTCGATACAACCAAGAATAGCACTGCTAACTGTGAGGTGTGTCAGGCTGGAGAGTACTCTGATTCTACAACAACCGGTCAATGCGACAACGTTCTTATCGGCAAACAAGGTGTGGATGTAAACGGTGATTACGCAGCAACGGGCGCGGTCGCGGCTCAAGATTGTGCAGCAGGTACATTTAGAGACGCCTCACGCACTAAGTGTACGGATTTCACAGACTGTGTTCCAGGCGAGCGTGTTAAATTGGCAGGAACCGCATCCGCAGACCGTGAATGTGAAGCATGTGGAGCAGGAAAGTTTACAAATGCTAATAATCAGGCAACCTGTACGGACCACAAGGTTTGTGTTGCAGGCGAGAAAGTTAAATCGCAACCTTCGGCATCCACAGACCGTGGATGTGAAGCATGTGTATCAGGTACGTCGTTTTCAACTGCGAATAACGCGGCGGCATGCACTCTATTTGCAACTTGTCCTGCAGGTGAATTTATTGATTTCGCAGGTAATACGACCGCAGACCGTACATGTGAAGCATGTGTAGGAAAGTTTACAGATGCTAAGAATCAGGCAGCCTGTAAGGACTACACGGATTGTGCGGCCGGAGACTTTATTAAAACGGTCGGAACAGCGACCACAGACCGTGTTTGTGATAAATGTGCAGCAGGTTCGTTTACTAATGCGCAGAATCAGGTAACCTGTACAGCGTGCGACGCATCAGCAAACTTTGCAGCAAACGTGAGCTCTACTCAATGCGACCCATTCAAAGATTGTCCTGCAGGCGAGTTTATTAAAACGGCAGGAACAGCGACCACAGACCGTGTTTGTGTAGCATGTGCAGCAGGTTCGTTTACTAATGCGCTGAATCAGGCAACCTGTACAGCGTGCGACGCATCAGCAAACTTTGCAGCAAACGTGGGCTCTACTCAATGCGACCCATTCAAAGATTGTCCTGCAGGTGAATTTATTGATTTCGCAGGTAATACGACCGCAGACCGTGAATGTGAAGCATGTGTAGGAAAGTTTACAAATGCGTTGAATCAGGCAGCCTGTAAGGACTACAAGGATTGTGCGGCCGGAGCCTTTATTAAAACGGCAGGAACAGCGACCGCAGACCGTGTTTGTCAAGCATGTGATGGAACAAAAGAGTTTACAAATGCTAATAATCAGGCAACCTGTACGCCCCACAAGGTTTGTGTTGCAGGCGAGCGTGTTAAATCGCAACCTTCGGCATCCGCAGACCGTAAATGTGAAGCATGTGATGGAACAAAAGAGTTTACAGGTACTCCGAATCAGCCAACCTGTACGCTCCACAGCGATTGTGAGGCCGGCAAAGGTGTCAAAGCTGGAGACGAAGGTACGGCATCTAAAGATACTAAGTGTACGGCATGTGACGCTGGTCAGTTCACATCCGCGCCGGGTAAGCTGGCGTGTGCCAATCACACTACATGCGTCAAGGGCAAAGGTGTCAAAGTTGGAGGCGCAGGTACGGCATCTGCAGATACTGTGTGCGAAGATTGTGGTCCAAATACTTACTCCGATGTCAATGACTATAGCGCGTGCAAGGCTCAGACTACATGTGGTAAGAAGCTTGATGGAAGCTCGCGACTGATTGGCAGTGTAGACGTGCAGAACAAGTTGTCATGTGCCGGGTGTACGGGTAGGGCTGTGGCCGCAACCGATAACGATGACTGTAAATGTCCTGCCGCAACCGTACTTGACGCGAGGGACAACACATGCAAAGATGTTGCTGTGGCCACACCTGAGGGCGAACAACAATTAGTCGGTGTCACAGCGGTCATTAAGGGCGAGGCTAAGATTCAGTCTCCAATCAACCTTTGCATCGAGAGTAATTTGCTTAAGCTGCGCAAGGAGCTGGCGAAAGACCTGGCAGTGGCCGAATCCGCCGTCGAACTGACGTGCAAGAACTCGGCACGGCGTCGTCTCGATGTTGCTGCAAAGCTTCTGCGTCGCAATCTGGCTGCTTCGTACGATATTTCATTCACGATCACAGCCCCCAATACTGTGTCGGCTACCATCACGGCGACGGTTTCGCAATCCCAGACGTTTGTCCAGGCCGTAGCTACGGCAACGGGCCAGTCGGCGGCTGCCATTACGATTGTGTCTGTGGTTGCACACGAAGTCAACGACCCGCTTGTTCGCGCCGATATCTTCCACGATAAGTACAGGACCGCTTCAAGAGTGTACCGCCACTTGACGTTCCCCATCCCGTCGGGCTTGGGTATGGCCGGTATTGGTACTGACGCGGGTTCCCTGACGTTTAACTTGGACGCGCCTTTATTAGTGTCGGTGGCGAACCGCCCGACGGCGGGCGTGGAAGGATGTACTCCACTTACGTCTTTTTACAACAGCATCCGAGATAAGCTCGTGTCTGAATTGCCTTACGCTATCAGCAAATTCAGTATCAACACCGGAGCCCAGATACAACTGGAAAGCTTGCGCAAGGATATTGAGAATGCCCAGAAGGACGCGCATTCGGTGAAGATGTTCTGTGGCGATTTGGCGCGCATTCTGAAAATCCGGCGCAACACATTCCACGCGTACACCTCTGCGTGGGCTGACCTTAAATTCGGTAAAGGAAAGCTGTCCAAGTTCAAGGGGCAGGAGCCGATTTCCTCTTGGAAGAAATCGAAAGACGCAGGGCCCCGGTTTCGAAGCCATCACGGTGCACGCGACGGACACATTACCACCGCACCTGTGCACGGTCACCACGGTTCGCAATTCCGCTCGCACCATGCGGCGGGGTCTCAATTCCGTCACCACCACGGCTCGAATGCCCGCCGCATGTTGGCAGCAGGCATCAACCCAACGCACGAAGACGTGGTTCGCTTCGCTCTGCGACTCGCCGAACATGAACCCAACGTCGTTCTGGAACTCATGCATTAAATAACCACACAAATATTAAATAAACGCCTTAATGCGACGTTCTTGAGAATGTCAGTATAAAAAGGGATTAAATTACATTAAATTTAAATATGATTCAACTGTTTTTAATGACAAGCATGGTGTTTTGTATGGCCTATGGGTCCGGGACGCCGTCTGCTCGGTTTGGGACAGACACAGTAGCTCTTGCCGACAATTCAGTCAGCATGGGACGCGGTACCCAAGCGGACCACTTCGCGTCTCTCGTTATTGGCCAATACAATCTCAAACAACCCCTCTCAAATACATTTAATTCTTCCAATCACGCATTTGTGGTCGGAAACGGCGTTTCTGACCTGTTGTCATCGAACGCGCTCGAATTAAGTTTCGCGGGCGATATGCGCCTGAGTGGTGACATAACGAACCGAAACGGTGTATCCCTGCAACAGGTGTACGATAAATTAATCGCGCTCGAGAACAGGTTACTGGGATGTGATTGCTCTGCGAGTATATTCGCGTGCAATGACACGGCCGCACTAAAAGCACAATACAATACTATTCTGGCGGAGCAAAACACGTGTCAGTAATAAAATTCTACAGTATATAAGTATTGAATGTGTATTCAAAGCAAATGATGAAATTATTTACGTTAGCTACTATGGCCACGGGTGCACTTGGGTTGCGTGGAAGTATTCCCATGACGTACGAAGGCAATACCGTTCACTTGTTCAAGGACTCGTCGCATGCCCGTCGCCTTGTGTCCGCCACGTCAGGACCCAGTTTTAGTGTGAATGGCGATTTGTGGGTCTCTGGAGCGGTTGGCATCAACGGCGTGCCAGATATTAAGCTTGCTTTGGAAAATCAAGCACAGACGCTCGCAGACGAAACTACAGCGCGTCTTCAAAATGCAACAGACTTGGACGCTGCCATTACGGCGGAAGCCACCGTCCGTGGAACCGCCGATACTGCTCTGTATACGTACGTGGACGTTGAAATAACTCAACGTCTACAGAACGCCACTGATTTGAATGCCGCAATTAATGCGGAGATTGCCGACCGCACTAATGCCGATAATGCGGAGATTGTCGCACGCAATACTGCCGATATTGCTGAAACCGCCGCACGCACTACTGCCGATAATGCGGAGATTGCCGCACGCACTACTGCCGATGATGCGCTTGGGGGGCGAATCGATACTGAAGTCGCTGAACGTCTACAGAACGCCACTGATTTGAATGCCGCAATTAATGCGGAGATTGTCGACCGCACTACTGCCGACACTACGCTTGGGGGGCGAATCGATACTGAAGTCGCTGAACGTCTACAGAACGCCACTGATTTGAATGCCGCAATTAATGCGGAGATTGTCGACCGCACTACTGCCGACACTACGCTTGGGGGGCGAATCGATACTGAAGTCGCTGAACGTCTACAGAACGCCACTGATTTGGACACACGCATCACGACTCTGGATGCAGGAAATGTTAAGTTGACGGACGACCAAACTATAACGGGCCTCAAAACATTCGCAAATTCTGTCTATCTGGGTCTTCAAGATACCCACCATATTGAGGTTCGAGGACAATTGACATTTGACGGAAATGCACCAACGCCCGAGTTTGACAAAGGAATTCAAGTTCAAGGTAATGTGGATGTGACTGGTAATACTACTCTCACAGGCAAGTTCGCTGTTAAAAAGGATGTGACTCACCCATTCAAATTAGGGTTCTATTCGGAAATTCCTGCATACTTCAGCCGACGCGCATACGTTATGCCAGTTTCAAACACTGAAAACCTTAACAACACTGCTAATCCTGATTTTACCGAGTTTGAACTTGACGTTTACAAACCATTGTTACTGGATAATGGTATTGATTGTGATAACGTGCTGAGGGACCCAGCAGGGCCTCAAATTGTCAGTGACCACACTAGTAGTGGTAACGACGAGACAGTGAACTGTCTCAACCCATCGGTCGAACACAACAATGCAATTCACCGTGTGATTCGCCGCGCACAAGTTGCATCTGTAGGATATATTGAAGACCATGGGCGTGATGAGGTCATGTTTGCGATAAAAGTACTGTACAACACGCTTGGATTTACCGATGCTCAATTCGATTCAGTGCTTGCAGCGTACAGAGACGCAAAAGCTACGGATTGGATGGGAGCACATGCTGCAGGATGGGCGAATCACCAAGGCGAAAGTACACAGAAGAAATTTGCCGTCATTGAAACTGGTGTTGATTGCTCAGGCCAAACGGCTGGTGCGTGCACAGGCGGATGTGTCAATAACACCGCCGGCGATGCATGCGAGCCTACCACGGAACTATTTTAACACGTTAAATAAATATTAATCAAGTATCTTTTTACTCTAAAAATCACGTAAGAGTTCTAATATCACGTTAGGTTCGTGTTCAGCTATTTTAAGAGCATAATTCAGAATATCCTTGTGTTGAAGCATGTTGTCATCTTCTAAATTCGTGCGTTGGGACTGAATCAATCTGCGCCATTTTGGGTATTCTTTACTCTCGTGCGAGTGGAATATGTTGTGTGAACTGTGTGATTTCCATGAGTGACGCCTGGTTCGCGTTTTTGCCACAATTGAAGACGCATTATGTCTGTATGTCACTAATGAAGTGGGTTCTTTCCACCTACCTCGCTTGGTATGACTCGCTGATTTCCAGGACGGGACAGACGGCTTCGCGTTCGCTTCTTGTTCATGGTTGCGCTCTTTTCTCAGTGTGGACGAACCGGGCGCTGGTGCTTTCCATGACGGTATCGAAGGTGATGTTCTCTGCCATGTGTGTTTGGACCTTTCGGGGGATAATACAGCAGACGAATCAATGCCTGGTACGTCCCAGTGTTTTGCAGGAGGTGGTTTGGGTACCTCCCAGTGGCGCTTAGGTTTATCAGACAACGTTGACGGCATGCCTGGTACGTCCCAGTGTTTTGCAGGAGGTGGTTTGGGTACCTCCCAGTGGCGCTTAGGTTTATCAGACAACGTCGACGGCATGCCTGGTACGTCCCAGTGTTTTGCAGGAGGTGGTTTGGGTACCTCCCAGTGGCGCTTAGGTTTATCAGACAACGTTGACGACATGCCTGGTACGTCCCAGTGGCGCTTCGAATTACGCGACAACACGTTAGTTTCTGATTCTCCTGTATTCCAGTTCTTGTGCGTGCTTTCCCGAGAATGTTTTGACTTTCTAAAGTGGGAGGAAGGATTGCTGTGAACGTTAAAAAGCGAACCATGTTTCTTTTTCCTTGTTCTCGGGAGTGTCCCATCTCCGAATTTCATATCCGCCCACGCCGAAGTGTACGCGTGGAACACGTTTCTACGCACTTTCAAAACTTGAGCCAAATCACCACAGAAAACTTGAACCGAATGTACGTCTTTTTGTGCGATTTCTATGTCCCTGCGCAACGTTTCGAGCTGTACTTGGTTTCCAGTGTTTATTTCGAATTGTTTGACTGCATAGGGCAGCGTATCCACGAGCCTGTCTCTAACATGTGTATAGAACGAGAGTAGAGGTTTACAACCCGTGACTCCAGGGGTAGGCAAATGACTCACGTGCACGAGCATGGGCGGGGTATCTGCACTGATAACCAACGCCCCTGAGGTGGTCCCAACCCCCTTCATATCAAGATTGGGCGTGATAGGGAAACTTAGCATGCGGTATATATCAGATACTCGTCGATATCGTTGATGATAGTAATTAGCCCGTGAGGACGGGTGGCTCATTACGGCACCGGACGTGGCCAAGACATGAAGGCGCAGAAACGATAATCCTGTTGCGGCGGCCACGACTCTTTTCATTATGTGTTTATTCTGCAAATCGCGAGTAATTTTGTTTATGTGCTCATGGTCCGCATGTGTGGCTATTGTAGAGGTCAATACTAATGCTCCTGTTGCACTGTCGACTTTACAGTCGACCAGGATGACATCTTCTGGGGGAACGTACATAATTTGTGCCAAGTATAGCTCAAACTGGTCTGATTCAGCGTCCGAACATTTGACATTTGTTTCTGTGGATACGACATGAATCTCGCCATTAATGTCGGAATTGATGTAGTGTCCTTGAATGCGTGCTGTAACTTGTTGCTGACGTATGTTCGGCAGTTCATTGTGTAAACATTTGGTACTCGCGGTGTGAAAGGGTGGGCACACCGAAAGAGAGACTTGTAACGCGGCGTCGTTGCCCGCTTCGTCCGTCGCCCTGACCGTAAAACTGTAGGCGTGTTGAACATCGTGCACTGGCATGTGATTCATAGATACCGCTCCAGTGGTGGTGTTCATTGTAAACATGTCGTTTGGCGTTTCAAGTGCGTATGTCACTGAACCGTTTGCGTGACTCACATGGGCAACGTACACTGGGGTGGTCGGCCAATCTACAAATAAATGGTTGACATACGCTTTGTTTTCAGACAAAAATGTTACGGTGGCATTTGAAGCCGCATGTGTTGACTTGACGAGTGTGTACGTCTCGTTTGCGCCTAATAACACCTTGTATCCAATGGGCACCATGGGTTCTTGCATCAGATGACAATTTACGTAACGACACGTGGCAGCGTGGTTGAAATGTTCAGGACACGGTGGTGTCAGGGGATTGTACGCAATACATGGTATATTAATATGCGCCGATACAGAATGGATACTCTGTAACATCATCAATAACACCTGTAATAACAT